CTCCAATAATATTCTAACACCCAAACCCATAAAACAAAAAGCCACCAAGCGGATGCCGGGTAGCTTTAAGAGAGAATCTTTCCACCAATATTATTATAACACGAAAACATTAACATAATCAGTCGTTATTGGTATTGCGATCGCACTCCTCGTCCACGGGATAAAAAACTATATATCCCTTTGAGTTTATCGTTGCTTTGCACTTAATTGTCTTTCCTTGATTGTCGAGTAAATACCCCACAATCGACGGCGCAGCTATTTCCGTTAGTGCTGTTTCTGTTGTCATTCTATTTCCTCAATTCTTATCTAAATTTGTTCATGTTGATCTTTTCCACGCTTTTCTGCAATCTTCAGAAGTGAACTTGTACAGTGTTCCTTTATCACGAGATGTCTTGCCGCCTTTACGACCTATCTCAGTCATGTAGTCTTTGTTTCGTGATGTGGAAACCCCACCATCGCTACACTCGTCTGGCGTGAATTTATGAAGCGTTCCTTTATCGTGAGATGCTTTACCCCCTTTGCTAGAAACCTCCCGACGTTTTTCTGGGCTCATAGCAGCAAAACCACATTTCTTATTTTCTGATTTCATAATTTTACTAACATCTAAGTTAATATTTATTTTAACACAAATACCTTATAATAAAGAAAAAGTATCTGAGTTTGTAGAGAATCTCAGATACTTTTAAAAAGCAAACACACAAAGCAACAACATAATGATTATACAACAACTTTCACTATTTGAAACACAACCCGTAATTCTTGATTCAAACGAAAATTATACCCCGTCTGATTTGATTGATTTAGTCCATGAGTTTTATGGATTTCCTGAATTAGACCCTTTTAGCTGTGAACTTGCCAACCGAACGGTAAAAGCTCAAAAGATATTCACAATTCAAGATGATGGATTTAAACAGAACTGGAGGGCTAAGACACTCTGGTTAAACCCTCCCTACAGCGCGGGATTTGTTGAGAAGGTTGTTGACAAATTAATTCAAACCCTGAACGAGACGGAAGCGGAAGCCCTTTTGTTAACCAATACTGACAACAGTACAGCCTGGTATAAAAAGGCTTTGAATCGGTGCGATCGCTTCTGCCTACCCTCAACCCGACTCACATTCTACAGTCCCAAACGGGCGGCGGAAGGAAAAAAACAAGACCAAAACAGGTTCTCCCAAACTCTGTTTTATTTTGGATTGCAACCTCAAAGATTTGAGGAAATTTTTGAGGGGTGGGGAACTGTTTGTCAAACTTCTAAATGGTAGTAATTTAATCAAAAATAGATTATGAAAGAAGCGTTGGAATTATTGGAAGATAAGATTACTCAGATGGTTTTTGAATCCGACCTTGATATTTTTGTTAAGTGGCTCAAAAGCATGACAAAAGATGCAAGTGCTGACAATGAAGTGATAGTTTATCAAACCTTAGATGGTCGAAGTGGGGGATTTGATTTTAGATGCGACCCTTGTACAAAAGCTGCCATGATTGGATTTGCTTTGTCTGGGATTCTTTGGACTCGGACATTCCCTGGGTTGCTAATAAAAGTTAATGCAGCATGGAAAAAAGCTAAAATAAAAAAGTAAACATGGATTGACGATCTAAAAAGCACCTCTATTAATTTAGAAGTGCTTTTTATTTGGCAAAGACTAGAAACCCTATACTCCTGCTTTATCCTAGCCTCCTGCTTTGCGCCGCAGATATTCAGCAAGGAGAAGTGCCTCGGCCCGCCCGTTGTATTTCTTGAGCTTTAATTCCATAGCCATCTGGGGGAATAACTGCACCGCAATAATCCTTGATGCGTCCTTGTCTTTCCCTATCAAGCCATAATGCTTTTTCCATTCTTGAGGGGTCACCAACTCCATAGGAATATTTAACGCTGCGATCACTCCCAACCAAATGCCAAAATTCATCCCAAAATCAAAGGTTGAACGAACTCCCTGTCCTGGCATTGAATGAACGCTCTCTATGGCGATTATTGAGTTTGAGGTAATTGACTGTGCTAACTCCGATGCCATTAATGCAGGGCTTGACTTCGTTGTGATTTTAGTTTTGGGTTTGGCCTTGGACTTGACTGTTCCCTTGTCCACAAGTTGATCAATTAGCGTGAGGTTTGGCTTTTTGCTTTTAACCTTAGTTTTAATCTCAATAACTGGACAATCAATGAGTTTGATTCCCGATGGAGAGATGATAGCAACTCCTCCGGTTTTTCCTGGGTCAATTCCGATGAAAGTATTGATCATTGTTTTATATTTGCAAGGTTAATGATTGATGGGCTGTGGTCTGTATTTAATATCCTCTCAAGTACCCAGGAAAAGTTTTGTTTATTAACTATTTCGCCAGTCTTTTTGCTCAAAATCCTAAGCATTATTCTTGTTTTATCGCCAATATAACCCGGATCATAGCCTAAGTTTTCGGCAATATCTGAATAGGTTAAATCGTTTAATATTCCCTCAATAATCTTTCTTGTTAAGCTATCAAGATGTTTTCCCGTTTCAGATAAAACCAAGCTATCAACTAACCAAATATATTCTAATTGTTCCCTAGATGTCATTGGTAAAATCTTCCTCTTTGTAATAAACCCCATTGTGAATTCTAAAACCCTCGATATTCTCTGTTTCGATATCCCAGAAATTAACTTGTTCACCAATCATCCAGATCAATAATTCTCTCAACGTACCAAAACACGGAAGGTGTGGCAACTCAAGTCTTAGTCTGTCAGGCGTTCCAAAAGCACCCTTAAAATGACTACTAAATCTAAAAATAGTGTAATGATGACTAGCTATTTCTTTCGATATTTCTTCTACTTCATTCAGCAAACTTTCCAAATCTTTCATAACTATTTCCATCCCTTCTTAATACTATTCTGATTAGCAAAAGCTACATGATCTCTGGTGATCTGCCACTTATAACGGGGTCTTAACTCCTCTCCAATCCTGACACAATCCGAGTCTGTATCAGTCAGAGGAGTCACACCATTCTGATATTTGAACAAGGTCTTAGTTACCCAATTGACATCGGTTAATAATTGATTCCCGCCGCGTTTCTTGGCTTCCTTAACCACTAATTCTGCTATTTGTGGATAGGGTGATTTTGCTTTTGCCATATTCTCTCCTAATACAATTCAAAATTACCAACTCGGATTACCGCCATTAACAGCCTCAATCATGTATTTACTTCTACGATGCCAACCATTAGCAAATACCTTCTGAGATGGGTTCCCAGTGTAAATTGAAGTATAATAATCATCCTGTTTCTGGATATAGTTTTTAGCTTGTTCTGATGGTGTTGAACCGGAAATATCCCACTTTTTGCCACTATTGACATAACTATTCATAATGGCTAGATTTAAAGGTTTTTGAGCTTTATCAGCACCGGAAGCTACCCAGTAATCAGTATGATAGATTTTGATAGCTTGCGGTAGGGTAATCTGTGTAACCTCTATCCCGTGCCTTTTTGCCACAGCATTGGTAATACCGTATTTAGTTTTCCCACCGCCATCGGCAGGGTGATCCGACCAACCTCCTTCTACTTTTAGAATATGCGCGATCGCCCATGCAAAACCCTCGTCATTTATACCAGCTTGACTAACAGCTTTCTTAATATCTTCAGGGGCTTGTGCTTTGGAAATATCACCGGAAACATTACCCGATGGATTAACACCCGTTACTGATTGAATGGCGGGAGATTGTAGTAAATTGATAAGTGTAAACCCCGTTACCCCTAACATCATTAAGTTATTGAAAATCATTTTTTTGGCTCCATTATTGGGATTACTTTTTTAGGGTCAATATATTTCCCGTTGAGTTTCATTCCTAAGTGCAGGTGATTTCCGGTAGATGTTCCCGTAGTACCAACTAGAGCTATGGGAGTACCTGCTTTGACCGACTGACCTTTCTGGACTAAAACTTTCGAGGCGTGGCAATATTTGGACAGGTAGCCACCGGAATGATTGATCTCAACTGCATTACCACAACCGCCCATGTCACCCGCAAAACTGACTTGACCATCGGCAACGGCTAAGATGTTTGCACCCCCTGGCGCTGCAAAATCAATCCCGTTGTGCATTTTTTGCCCTCCCGTTACGGGATGCTCGCTCATACCAAAGCCAGAAGATATCGGGTAGGGATTTGAATGGGGATAGATAAACTTAGGGGCATCTTTACCTAACGTAATTGTTTCTGATGTTGTTGTTGATTGGGATTGAGGAACTGAGGTAGAGGGTGATCCAAATTTAAAAATGCTAAAGCCCACAAGCAAAACAGAAACGAAACACCAGAACCAAACATCATCAAGCTGTTCCTCACAATCCCTTATCCTCTCCTCCAATTTCCGGTTCAACATTGCCTTATTTTCCCCCCATATCTTGCTTGCCTATTTGTTCTGATTTATCGTTTTTGGGAACGTCAAGGTTGTAGCGCGATCGCAAGCCACCTAATTTAAACTCTCCACTGAACAGATTTTTAGCAGTCTCTTTCTTTTCGGGTTTAGTGGAATCGGAAGATTTTTTATCATCGGTTTTGGGTTCTTCTTTAGGTTTTGCCCAGTCCTCCTTGGGTATCTGCCTAGTTATTTCTGGGATGGTTTTTACCGTTTCGGCTACACCCTTTTTAAACCACCAAGGGATTGACTGATTCCAACAAAAGTAAATCAGAAATACCCAACCCAGAACAGATCCAAAATAGAATAAAACTCTCATTATTTAACATCCTCCAGTGATTCAATTGGGGTAATGGTTGAATCGGAATCGTCACCTTGACCGGGGGGAAGTTGACGATTATTTGTGGCATTTATAGACCCGCCGAACCAATAGGTTAAAGTCCCTACACTTTTCTCGAATAATGTCTTGATAGCGGTTTCAACTGTCATCCCTCTAACTCCAAAAAAGACAAGTAAAGTTAGCGCAGAAACGAAAACAATTCTTGAGGGTTTCATAAGTAAAGCTCCTAATTAATTTGTGATTGAGTAGCTTGTTCAAAATCAACTGTTACCTTGATTTTCTTGTTAGATTCTTGTTTATTCAATGGATTGAACACTATAATTACCGACTCTTTCCCTTTAAGAAAAAACTGCATTCTACTAGAAGGGAATCCACGCTCTCTATAGCTGTAGTCTCCCGTTATTGGGTGTCGGGTTATGCGACGCAAGGAAAATCTGGTATCTGAAGAAACGGTAACTAACTGCACTGAATTAGATGGGTTGTGAATCCGTTGCCCTCTGGGTTCGCTGCCCACATACACCAGATAATTTCCTGGACGATTAAACACAGATAGCTCGGCGGCCGAAGGTTTTGGAGTAGATAATAACGATGTCGCAACAATCAATCCGATGGTCAATAGTTTTAACTTTTTGTTCACGATTCTCCTATTTATTAATTAAGACTTTGGACTGAGAGGACTGAGATAATTGAGACTCCCATGCGGGTTTTAGGTAGTTAATGTAACGCTTGTTAGTAGAACGCGGCTCTATTCCTAACTCGCTACAAATTTGTTTTAGGGGTGATGGAATCAAACCGTGGGAATATTTAAAAGCCCGAAGTTCAAGAGAAGATTTAAACAGGGCAGTATTAACCTGCTCCCACCAATCACTATCCGGGTCGGTTGATTTGGCACTGGCAAAGGTAACGTTAAATCCTGATAGGTCAGGAATTGAAACTACTCTTGATTGCCCTTTGATTGTGCAGATAGCGGGTCTTTTCCCTTCCTTGAGCAACCTTTCAGCTATCTCTATTAACCCCGTTTTCTCCCCGGCTAAATACCGTAACTGCGATTCAGGGATTGATGGGTAGCAGATTATTAATTGAGCTAAATTTTCCAGTGTTGCCAAAGTAAAACCACCCTCACCGACGGACGCGGATTGACCCACGGGGATTAACTTAATCTTGTAGCCTCTACCCTGCTTAATGATCTCAATTAGCTTATCGAGCCGGGAATTGGTTTTGTCTGACTTGTATCGTTCCACGATACTGTCAAATTCTTCGCAGATTAGGCAAATCGGAGTCAGGTCAACTTGAATTTCTGATATCTTTTTGGCTCCGTTTTTGGCTCCGTCAACACAAGCCTTAATCCGTTTATCTAATTGGGCGTGAACGTGATCAATTAGGCTATCAATCTCGTCATCGGGTTGCTTGATCCATTCGGTGTCCAACCCAAACCAATTATTAAGATACCCGTCATTATCGGGCTTTCCATAATTCGGGTCAGCAATGAACAATTGACCGTCTGGATTGTTGCCTAGCCATTGACTGATAACCAAGCCTAAGAGTTTAGATTTTCCCGACCCCGTGCCACCCGTTAGCCTTTGATGTGGCAACGATAGAAATTCAGATACCCAACCCGAATCATCTTTGATTGATTGAAACTTAGACTTGATTTCCGGTGGGATAGCTTTGATTAAGAGTTGTGAAGATTTGGCATAACCTTTTTCTCCAAAGTCCCCTAGACTATCCAAAGCCTGACCAACTCCCCAAACTGTCCAACTAACTGATTTAGCCAAGGTATCGGGGACGGTGCGGGGTAGATCCTCAAGTTTGACCATAGACTCATCCCCTAGTATCAACCCCGCTAAAGCACCAAGGCATCCCACGCCTGCTAAATATAGAAGGATTGAATTGTTAACCGGTTTACGCTCAATTACCAAAACGCTACCCCATTCTCCTTTCTGAGATTGGTGGGGTGAGATACCTTTTAAATCCTCAATCTGAACAGTCGCAGCGCTGAATAAACCAATGGCTGAAAATCCTAAACTTGCTGCAACGGCAACCCCCCAATTCTCCTTGGTAAAATTACTTGGTTTTGGCATCTTTAGCCTCCTTTTCTGCCAATTGTTTAGCCTCAAGTTCTAATTGCTTTTGAAGGGCCTCAGTCCGCTTCTGCTGCTCGTAGGTTAAAGCTCTAAGTGTCATGGCAACCTCAGAGAACCGACGGACATCACTCGCCAAAACCGAGACATTAACAGAGGTAAACTTTAATTGAATTTGATCTGCCGACGTAGTTTCCCAATGGCGTTTTAGTGCCAAAAGATTTCCCCAAACCTCAAACAACAAATCAGCCGCTTGCTTCCGTTCTTTAGGTGAACCGTTAAATTCTCCCTCTAGCGTAGCTTTATCAAGTTTGTTAGCCAGAAAGTTGATTTTCTTAATCAGAAATAACTCAATAGAAATGGGTTTCTTTTCAATCTCAGAACGAGCTTGCAACAGGAATGTTTCTGCTACCGCTTCACTCAGATTGTTAACTTGAAAACCTACCTCGTTTAATGACTTATCTAATAGCTCATTTCGTGCCATTTCTAAGTCAGGGGATGGTTGAAATTCTCCAGAATTATCATTAGCTTCGGTCGAGGTTTCCCCTGTTGGTTCTACCGTCATTTGCTGAACTTCGGCACTTTCAGCTACGGGAACGTTAGGAGCAAACTTCTTGATAATTCCTGATTTATTCCCGACTAAGGTAATAAAACTACAAACTGCAATAACTGTTAGTAAAACCGCTACTCGTTTTCGTGTTTTATTAGGCTTTCTAGGTTCCCTCTGAGTGGCTTCTGAATCCCCACTAAAAGCTGGTAAGTCATCACTAGGCTGTAAACTGTCTAACATCTATATCAATCTCCCTGTGCATGGTGTGAGGTTTTGATTTTCTGGGCGTTGGTGTTTGGAGTGGTGTTTTCGGGCGAAAGTACCTTTCCATAGAGTTCAAGGGCTTCAAAGTATTCAGGACTCCCAGGCTGAAGGCAATTCAGGTGATTCTCGGTTGCCCTTTGGATCAGTTCACCCAACACAAGGTTAAAGTCTGGTTTTGTGTCTGATCTGTTGGGGCTTGTTTCCTTGTTTGATTGGGTGTTATTGCGGGTTGTGATAGCCAAGAGTGCAGTAGTTGTGGAACTAGCTATTAATCCGATAAAACCCCCGTATTGACCCATTCTAACCTCTGATATTTCCGGTTCTAATGTTAGGGATAACAGGACTGAACTAAGACCACCAATCACAGTTCCAACCATGATCGCCTTAACGGGTTCTGGGATTTTCATATTGATAGTTTTGGGACTGTTCCCTGATTCGACTAAAAACTACTTGATTGCTAAATATTAAAAACCCAATAAAGAATGCTGTTAAATAATAAATAGTATTCATTAGAAACAACCTCCCATTAAAAAGGGCATGACGTTATGTGAGCAGTAAACTCCAAATAGATTAACCAAGTCGATAACGATTCCCACTTAAAACCCTCCCATTAATAATTCTAATTGTTGACTGATTTCCTTGGGTTGAGGGATTTTTAGGATAACTTCTATTCTCTCAACCCGCGTTTCTAATTGTTCTATTCTCCGAAAAAACTTCTCACAGCTAACTGGGATTTTTTTGACTTTCCCACCGCTTCGTTAAGTTGCTGTTCTAAAGCCTCAATTGAGATTTCTTGATCAAAGTCTAAGAGGTTTTCCAACTCACACCCGGACGCTTGATCAATTGCATTCTTATACTCAGGAATCCCAACCAATAAAGCCTTAGCAGACTCGATTTCATCGTCTGCAATTTCATTTAAGAAAGCCAATTGTTTTGCTTTTTTAAATAGTTTAGCATCTTCCCGCCCGGAGTTTTGACCCGCAACAATAACGGCTTTAGTGTTAACGATCGCGTTATCTTTAGCTTTCTTTTGGGTCTTAACAACTGCATCATTGAGTTGATCTGTTGTACTCCCTTTGGTGATAGCTGATTTAGGCTGTTTCGGCTGTTCCGCCTGGGTTTGGGGTTTCCGTGAGTTCTGATACAACTCGGTAAGTTCCGGTTGAGTGTTGTTGTCGGTAGCTTGTGATTCTTGATAGGACATCGACTTTAAACTCCTTAAATAGTTGTGTTGTGTTTAGCATTAACATCTTCTGGAAAACTTCTATCTCGATAGATAAACCGTTGTTTAAACAGTGGTGATAGAGGCTTTGGAACTGGTAATAGGTATGATGTTGATATTTGGAACTAACAAAGATATGTAGGAGGTATAAAACGTTTAATTCTGCCCATCCTACAGGTTTTCTTTTAATCCCCAATATCCCTTTGCGTTCGGCAATAGTCTGGTGAGAAACTTTAAAGATTAACTGGATTTCCTCTGAGGAAAAAGGCTGTAAAGCGTCTTCGTCTTTGAGGTGTATCATCTTTCGGGTTCCCCCTTTCCTTGTCTCAAAATTAGCCATTCATGGTTTAGTACACCTCTCCTTCTTAGATTGACTCAGGCTTGATTTAACCTGATGTACCAACAATAAACCCATATCAAAGGGGCGACAATTCACTTGTGATTGCACTTGTGAACAAGATTGATAGACACTAAAAAACCCTCCGCAGTAAAGGACTGGAGAGGGTTTGGTTTTGAGTTTTCAATTTGTCATTGGTAGTTGGCTAATACTTTCTGGGCTTCTTTTATAGCTCTTGGTGATGGGTTGCGATCGCCTGAACTCCATTTGCTAACTGCGCTTACAGAATAATCCATTTCTTCGGCTATCTTTTCGATAGTCCAACCTAACCGACTTTGCAGTAAATGAACTGGGTTAATACGGTCGCTTTGTGCAAACATTGTAATAGCCTCAACTTATGGGTTAAAGAATGGGTTGGGGTGGGGCTGATCGGCTGATATCCGGTCAGCCCCTTTCAGTATTTGTGTTAATGTTATGCTGATTATATGCTAAACGACATAAAAAAACAATGGACAAAAGGTATAGAATTACGATTAAGATCCCTGCGTGGCATAATAAGCGATTAAGGGAATGGGCAGCACTCAAGGGTGTAGCACCCACAACCTTGGCGGGTAACGTATTGCAAGCTCGAATAGAAGCAAACGACCAACAAATTGTGGCGATGTTAAAGTCTCGGTCTGAGGATGAAGGATTAACTATTGAGGAATTTATTAAAAAGATTGTCAATGATTCAGATGACGATCAAGAAAAGCCCACTAGGTAGAGTGAGCTTCTTTGGAGTTACCGGGACTAAAACAAACTTAATTGACCTTCACTGACTACCGTTTTACTTTTGGGATTGTTCCACGACTCCCCCCTAGAGTTCACACAATTTCGCCAGTGAGGGTAGGTTTTAAATGGCTTGCCTAGCGCGATAAACTTTTGAATTAACCGCAGTTCCTCAAGCCATATCTTGTAGGGTGAATGTTCCCTGATTCCGAAGGGGTAGCGGTCGTTGCAATACTTCCGGGCATCCTTAGAGTTGGTTTGTTCGCCCAAACAAGCGCATTGCATCTCATACTCAAGGAGGGAGTTTGATATTCGATTAATCGCATGATCACGCCACGATACTGATTTTTTCATTTCAACTACCTTCTGAACGATAATTCAACCAATACCAAAAAGCAATGATCTGGTAGTCGTAGCGACTTTTGCGGTAGACAAGATTCCACCATATTTTAAAGTTAACTGTGCAGTCATGGATTCCGTCATAGATTCCGCCACGGGTTTCGTCGCGCATCCGATCAAATAATTTCATTGTTTTAATCCTCTAGGGTCTGAGTAGTGGCAATCATAGGCTTGTAATATTTAATTGAATGGGAACCTCGTAGCTTGTCAGCAAACCCTTTTTACTCATCTTTGCTAACTCAACCTGAACGTCTGCTATTTCAAATTGAATCTTTTTCTCGGCTCCCAATGGGGTGACTCCATCACAATTCAGGACTTCAATTAAATTCTCTAGGGTGATTTTTATATCCTTCTCAGTCCCATAAAGAAGGCGAATCATATAGAGGATGTAAGTAAATTTATTGATCCCCCCTGATATCAAGTCACACTGCAAGTTATAGATGTCTAAGTGTAGTTTTCCCTGTTTGTTCATCATTGTTCCCTGATTCTTTTCAACAGGGGACTTGTCTGCAAACTGAATAACGTTATCAATTGATTCAGACTCGGGTTCAACTTGTAACATGAGATTCTCCTATCTAATAAATGGAATTGCATTGTCTTTTAAAACCTCAAACCACTGCGCCTCTGTTGGCATCAGGTGTTCGTTATTTTTGAATGGATAAGGGAATATTCTCCTTGCTATTTTTGACGCTGCGATCGCATCTCTTTTTGTAGCAAACCAACCAGGAAAACGTACCCCAAACGGAATATAAGTTATCCCCCAATAATCATCATCAAGTCGGTTAACTGCCAACCATTTTCTAGCTGTGGCTTGAGCTTTTCCTAGTCCATAAATTGTCTGTGTTGTAATTGTTTTTCTCATATTTTCCTTGTTCTGGTGATTACGCTTGTCGGGGTTCCTTTCCAGTTTTCTTCAATGGTGAATTTGTCTTTTCCTTCTAGGTTCAGACGTTCGCATTCTTTCCGTGCTTCGCTGTGTCTTGAACTTGAAAATACAACTTGACCTAAACTATTCTTGACTACAAATCCTTTAAATTCGCTCATTATCCTCCTGTTAATTTGTTAAAAAATGGGGTAGATAAAGGGTCTTTCCTACCCCTGATTCGTCTTACTTACACAAACACCAGATGACTGATGATCCTCGTCTAAACATCACCTCCTTTCTGTTGAGTTGAAGTTATGCGATCGCCAATTCCCATAAAGGTTTATTGTTGGTACAAGAAATCAGATTCTTCAATACCTATCTCTTTCATTTTGATTTTTAGAATCTCGTTGAGTGGTAAACCTCTGAGCTTTTCACAATTAATCTTTGGATTTTTAACCCAATTTTCTGTAACTACGAAATGCCCGATGGCACTAAGTTCTGTTTCGTAAAATTGACCTTTACGTTTGCATTTGATTAGCAATCCTGAATCGGTTTTTTTAATCTCAGATATTTCATAATGAAACGAGTTTAAAACTAACGTTTCAGTTTTTTTATAAAACTGTTCAAAGATGAAATGTATTGTGTATTTGCCACCGACAATTAAATTATCTAACATGATATTTTTTTCCTTTGGTTGATTTGTTTATTAATCTAAATTGTTACATACACCATTCTTGATGTATTTGAATTGGGGGAATTTCACCCCCGGAGTTGAGTTAAGAGTCAAGGCAATTATTTAGAAATCAATACCCGCAGCCGCCAATGCTTCCACATCACTAACAGGGGGTAGCGCCGCCATAATTTGTTCGGGTTGAATCAAGGGGCGTTTAGGCTGTAATCCTTGCCAGACAAATTCCTTAGTCTGGGTGTCGTAGCCAACAAAGTAGTTTTTCCAACTTTCGAGCGTTGGGACTTCGTAGCCTGTGACTTTGCAGGCGGGTGACTTGGTTTTATCCCCTGCCATTTCGCGTTTCACTTCAAACGCAAACACACAAAGAGATTTGAACGTCATTGCCTTTTCACTAGCTGGGATTCCACAGGAAATGGCGTGACAAGATGTAATCTTCTGGACAAATTCTTGCCATTTTTGTGAAAATGATGCTTGAGCCGCACCTTTCAATTTGAGGCTAAGTGGAACTTGATGCAGTGGTTTGTTTTCCTTGTCCAATAATAGGACTTCAAACGCTTGAAAGTTGGTAAAGTTTTCGTCTGCTCCATATATAGCTTTCTTGTAGTAACCTGTAAAAACGTTTTGTTGCTGCTCTTTGGTTGCAGCTTTATCTAATGCTAAAACGGGAGTCCGAGGGCATACCAACATCCGCATTTTGTTAAATAAAATACCCTGCTCAGTTTCCCCTGAACTTTCAAAGGAATAATCAACTAAGGTTTTTTCATCGAAGTTTAACCATCCAGCTTTTGCAGCTTGATTAATCTCGATAAAGTACCCACACTGCTTAGGGGTTGCCCCTCTCAATGCTTGAATCCGGGGGAGCCGTGCGTTAGGGTCTAAATATTCCTCCGATGCAAATTCATCGCGCTGGATTTGTATTGATTGATCTTGGTCAATACGGTCAATAGTTGAAGTCATTTGTTCCTTGATTTCTGTTAAGTTTAATTCGGGCTTAATCGCACCACCCCAACGCTTCACAAATCAAGGTATTTATGAAGCGTAAGGGAAGGGTGATTATTAGTTGCGTGCTTTGTACATATCAAAAGGACAAAAATCGTCATCCGGCATTTCAGAAAAGAATCTGTCGCTACCGTCAGCAAATAGAATAATTCCCCCTGAATCGTTGGGGTTCTTGATAAAAATGTCCCCCGCTGGATTTAAAAAATAATCCAGACTTAAACTAGATCCACGATCAGATCCGATCTCATAGGCTCTATCTAAATTTTTTCTGTCCATGTTAGTTTTCTCCAAGAATTGAATTAATTAATTCGTTAAACTCATTCATTGTTCCCTGTGGAATCTGCTTAATAATTGCAGGGATCAAAACATCGTCAATCTCAATACATCGGTCGTTATAGGTTTCGTTGAACTCGACAATGAAGTCGCGTTCTTCTATTAATTCGACGAATCTTTCAGCTAACTCTTTGACATCATCCATCACGCCACCTCCTCCTCAGTCCATGACTGCTCAATTAAGCAGTCGGCGGCGAGTTGAAATGAGCTATGGCGGGACGTGCTGTATTGATACCCTTTTCCGTGAACTAACATCTCGGAAACAGCGTAAAAATCAGATTTGTACTGGACTATGAAGCCTAGTTTTGTTCCTGATTCATAAACTGCCGTTCCCTGTTGTTTGGCTAGTGCCACAATCGTTTCTTGAGAGGGTGAGGGTTCAGTAACAGGTTTTGATTGTTGAATCTGTTCCCAGTAATTTAGGAACTGATCAGCCCCAATCAGAATCGCACCGCCATCTGCTAATACAAATTTAAAAATGTCGTGATTAGTAAAAATACCCATAATTGCGTCAGGTGTAGGGTTGATTTCCCCAAACGTATCCCAAGCTATGACTTGGACTGCGATCGCCGGGTCTAATGCCAGTGCCATGATTTCAGGGGAAATAATGGACTTAATTTGATCATCGGTTGAAATTGTTGCTATCATTGTTTTTGATTGGGTTTATCCCGTAAGGCGGTTGGCATTTGACCTCAGAAATCTGGGTGCTGACCGCTTTTGGCTTTGTATCTACAATCTTATAATGGTATTATAAGATTGTCAAGCGATTTTCAAAAGTTTTTTACAAGTACCGTAGGGAAGACTGAACTAATGTCACTGCCAAGACTCCACAGCAAAGCATCCAGCTTTTCTCTACTCACAGCCTCAACTTCTCCAAGCTCTAATTTAATGATCGTTGGCTCCGAGACTGTTCCATTGGTTAATTCAGCCAACTGCCGACGCGATAATTTTGTAGCATCTCTAATCTTTCTTAGTGCTGCGCCAGCCTTCTTATCCCAGGAAATCATCAAGACCCGACTATAAGGAATCATAATTTCTCCATCCGTGCCACCGTTACTTTTTTTTATCTTTTCTTATATTGACATTATAAGATTCTTCGTTTATCATAGCAATAGTCAAGGAATTTGGCAAGACCATCTGACCAAATCCCTAGCTCCCTAGAAACAACGAAGCTACCCCCTGATGGACTGCGAGAACAAAAGGGGTTTCCAGAACCGGATTTAGCTTTGTTGAAATTTTAGGGTTAAAACCAACAATTTATTGAAACGGGAGAAATTGCCTATATAAAAACGAAAACGGTCTGATTGTAGATACCTATTTACTTGTCAAAAGCCGGGGCGAAGTTTCAAGCCTTCCCCCTTGGTTTCCTTTCAAAGATTGACTCCAACTTAACTACAAAAAGCAAGAAGTCAACAACCCAAAACCCTGTAAGAGTAAAATCCATCGTAGCCAATCAAAAATGAAGTTTCAACTATTTCAACTTGCAATCGGATCAACCTTGATCGTCATGATTTCCTCAACCTACTTATTAGATTTTGTCAACAGAGGAAGTGGAAGGGGAGAAAACAAGACCCCACCGCCAAAAACTCAAACCCTTGAGTATGGCAAATTTGCAGCGACAACACCAACAGATGAATCCCCAGAACGTGGGGACGGGAGACGCGAATGAGAAGTTTTATTTCAATTACAAGATTAGCCTTGGTGCATCCCAGCAAGTGGGAAGTGGAGGCTGCATGATTGTCATTAGAAGCGGTGATAGAACAAGCCCAATCCTTACCGATTGTCGGCTAAGTCCCAAAGCAAACGCAATACTGGCTTTTATTCTTTCCCACCCTTCCCCATGGGTTTTAAAAGTTAACGATCTTTGGCATTCAGAAACAGATGATAACTCGGTATTAGGGAGTTTGTCCGAGCTTTACAAAACGGATTATTTACTATTTTTCCGGTGGCAACTTCTGAGTGGTAATTGGGTAGAGGAGTATTTGATTTTTGAATCCTTGAGATTGAAAAATGACTACCTTCGAGTCCTTCCAGATGATAGGAAGCAATACATTTGTGACCCTCGCCCACCAGCTTACAAACGATTGGGGGGAGCATGATTGACAGCATCATTGACGAGCATTTTGGCGGCTATTCCGTTGTCCGTGTTGATTATCTCGAAATAACTGGGGATGCTTGCGCGGCTCAGATATTGCATTCCCTAGAGTATTGGACAGCCCACCGATTCAGGGAGATTGAACGAATAGAGCAACAAAACGCCGAGGCAATCAAAAACGGGGGTCAAATTACTCCGGTTCCTAGCGAGTGGCTCTATGAAAAGATTCAAACCTTTGTCGATGCCATCTGTGGGACGTTTAAGCGCAACAAAGTGATCGAGGCTTTGAAGCTATTGAAAAATAAGGGTTTCATCGAAAGCAAACCTAGTTCAATCCCTAGAGATCAAACCCTTCTCTACAGATTCAACGTTGAACAAGTAGAGCAATCATTGAGGGAAGCCAAGGCTAGTAAGGGTTTTAGCTCCAAAAGGAAAACCAGATCCCAGAGTTTAGATATAAACGATGAGAGTTTAAATTCAAACCCCTCCCAGAGTTTAGATTTAAACCGCCAGAGTTTAGATTTAAACAGTGTACAGAGTTCAGATTTAAACTCTGATCTTTATATAATTCATGATCTAAATATTCAAGTCTTAAATTCAAAAGACCCCCCTACCCCCCAAGGGGAATCGGAGTGGGGGGGGATTCCAAACGAAGCCGTTTTAGTTTCAAACGAAGACCACGGACAAGAGGGTACAGAGGACTTGACTCCTCACCAAAGCCCAACACAAATCACCGCTACTGAACAAAATCTTAATCCGGGGGTCAGACTTCCCGCCGCCGTCGAGCCTGATTCTCGATTTCTGCCAACAGACACAACCGCAGACAACATGAACACCTGGAACGCAATTATCAAAACCGGAGCCATGCGCGGCGAACGTTCCCCCGACCCTGAATTTTTGGAATATTACCGGGTGCTGTTAAGCAAATGCACCCATTACAGAGGGAAGGATTGCAACTCTAACCACGCCAAGTCATCCCTAGCTCAGAAGTGGAAATCCGAACCGCTAAAAATTCTTGCCGATGCCGAAAGTTGGCTCAAAGCAAAAGCCAAGTTTAGCGGTGGCAAATCAACTCAGACCCGAAACATTGACGAGCTTTCTAAGGATGAACGCCTCGCCATCCTTAGAGCCAAACGCGAACAAAAATTAGGAGCTTAACCATGACCGAGCTTAACGATGAAATCTTTGATCAGGGAATTGAAAACCTGAAAGAAAACTTTCCCGACGCGATTTTTACACAACTCAAGTATGAGATTTGGTTTGACAAACTCAGTCAAGAGTTATCGGCAGAAGAATTTGAGATGGCAATTATGGAGGCGATTTTCAATCTTAGACAATGCCCCACGGGTAAAGAGCTTGTAAACCTCGTTAAAGAGTCCGACCGTGAATTGGTATCTAATTGTTGGTCAAGATGCCTAGAATCGCTCGCTAACCGCCTCCCGTTAAATAATTTGGATGATGCTACCCAGTACGCAATTTTCAAACTCGGTGGGATATCTCACCTTGGATCGATTGAAAGTACCCAACTGCAATACCTGAGCAACGATTTCAAGATCCACTGGCAAGCCTACCGAAAATCCCCGCGAGAATTTGAGCGCCCAGTGCAAATCATTCCCCCTGAGCAACGGGAATTCAAACCCAATGGACTCAAGCCAGAACTTTCAGAGGAACAACGGGTAAAAAATCAGGAATTTCTAAATAACCTGATCGCCACAAAAATGAGTAAAAACTTAAACGGAGCGAAATAATGGAAACAGTAATCATGGAAAATGTCGAGGCAGAACAAGCCGTTTTAGGGGGGATTCTATTAGACCCAGAAGCCATTGGTCGAGTTGCAGAAATGTTGCAACCTGAATCATTCTCCCTGCGATCGCATCAAACGATTTACAAGGCAGTATTAACCCTGCATTCTGAGGGAAAACCCACTGATTTGATGACCGTTACATTTTGGTTGGCAGATCAGAAATTACTCGAACAAGTGGGAGGACAATTAGGATTAACTCAACTCGTAGATCGGACGGTTTCAGCAGTCAACATTGATCAATATGCCAAACTAATTCTTGACAAAAAAACCCGTCGCGATCTAGTATCTTCCGCTTATAAGATTATTGAGTTAGCAGAAGATACCAGTCAAGAATTAGAGACTGTAATTCAAAAATCAGAAGAACAAATTGCCAATATTTCCCAGGGGAAAAGTCAGCAAGATTTAGTTTCAATTGGTGAAACCCTGATTGATACCTTTCAGGAAATTGAAGATCGGAGTGAAAGCAAAATTCCCCCCGGTGTTCCCTGCGGTTTCTATGATTTAGATGCAATGACAGGAGGTTTTCAACGTTCAGATTTAATTATTGTGGCTGGTAGGCCGTCAATGGGAAAAACAGCCTTAGCAGTCCAGTTTGGTTTTAAGATTGCTAAAAAAGGATTACCCGTTGCGGTGTTCAGTTTAGAAATGTCCAAAGGTCAGTTAGTCCAACGACTTTTAGCAGGGGAAGCAAAAATCGAAAGCACGCGGCTGCGGTCGGGAAATATTCAGCAAGATGAGTGGGAGTCGTTAACAGAGGCGATTAGTAAGTTAGCAGAATTGCCGATTTTTATTGACGATACCTCGAACCCTACTGTCAATGAAATTAAGAAAAAAGCTCAAAAACTGCAAGCCGAAAACGATGGAAAACTAGGTTTAATCCTAATAGATTATCTGCAATTAATGGATGGTGGCAGCGAGAATCGGGTGCAGGAATTGTCAAGAATTACACGGGGATTAAAGGGAATGGCAAAGGACTTAAACGTCCCTGTTATTGTCTTATCTCAGTTAAATCGAAGTGTTGAGCAACGCACTAATAAACGCCCAATGATGTCCGACTTGAGAGAATCGGGATCAACGGAACAGGACGCGGATTTAATAATGATGATTTACCGAGATGATTACTACAATCCCAACAGTTCAGAAGCCGGGGTAGCTGAAATCATTTTAACCAAACATCGCAACGGCCCCACCGGAACGGTTAAGTTATTATTTGATTCCCAGTTTACTCAGTTTAAAAATATGGCGAGGTCAAGATAGAAACCCACTAATTATCAAGGAGTTTGAGAATGCTAGAAAATTACAAGAACACATGGACAGAAGCTGAGATAGAACAACTTCTACTTTTAAAAGACAGCAAAAAAACTCATGCGCAGATTGCTGAAATTTTAGGGAGAACAAAAGCATCTATTGATATCAAATATTCAAAGGTTAGAAACAACCTAAAGGAATCAAGTTGGATATGGACACACGAGGAAACTGAAACCTTGATAGCACTAGCAGAAACTTTACCGTTCACCCAATTAGTTATTCGATATAATCAACTAGCCGTTAAAAAAGGCTATCAAGAGCGAACAATATTATCCGTTCAAAATAAGTTATTAAATCTCGGACAAAGCCTAAGACCTAACAGTGGTTGGTATGGAGCCACGGCAGTTTTTATAGGACTAGGATTTTCAAGAGAAAGGATTCGTGGATGGATAAATAACGGGCTAAAACATCACTCTGAAGGCACAAGACAGTTTTACATTCGGAATGATCATTTAGTGGAATACATCCTCTCGCATCCTGATTGTTTAAACGGAATCTCAGACGATGGGGTTCGTTGGTTTATTGCTTTATTAAATGAAGACAGGGAGATGAAAAAACGTGATGGTAGACCAGAATCCGCCCGTTCATTAACCGCTTAATCTTGACCGCGCCCTTGATTGATTAATTCCATTAAACCCAACAAAGGAGATTGACATGACCGTAACAACCAAGATATTTGAAAGAGTTTTAAAAGTTGGTGAGTGGGTAGAGATTGACCCACATAAACACCGCCCATCTTATCTAATAAGAGGTACAGCATGGCGAGTTGAAAGTTTGAATGTATTAAAACAAACCTGTCAAGTAACTAACGAAAAAACCAGATCGGAAACCCTAGACTTTGAGGAGGTTTCCGACTCATCCCCATTCAAAAAAACAGATATTGTGCAATTAAAAAAGGATAGCCGTTACATCGGACGGGTGATTATGTGCCGGGGGAATAAAATCAAAATTCAGTGGGCGAAAGGATTGGCAGAATCCTTAGACTCGGACAAGATAAAACTATTTATTCAGATGGTCAAAGGGGAACAAATCCCCCTCGGAAATTACGCTTTCCAGAAAGGCGATCATGTCAAAACTACAGACAAGAATTTTGGCAATGTAATCCTCACTGTAAAAGAATGCTTACCCTCTGGAATGGTGGTGTTGAGTTCATCAAACGATCCTAATTTATTGCTCCCCGGCTGTGGCTTAACAATTGTTGAGGAGGGTTTCTAATGCCAACATTCGCAACATTATTCATGGGCGGAGGCGGTGCAGATTTGGGATTAGAAGCCGCGGGTTTTGAGTCCATTTGGGGAATTGAAAGAGATCCTAAAATTGCAGAAGTAGCGCAACAAAATTTCCCGAATACCAAGATAATTAATCAATGTGTCGGGTCAGCTAGTCCTCGCCATTTAGAACCTGTTGATCTGCTTTGGATGAGTCCCCCTTGCCAACAATACAGCAATGCACGGCGGGGTGATATTCCTGACCACAAAGATAAAGATGCGGGGCTTTATTGCTGTGATTATATTGCCTCATTATCCCCTCGATGGGTGATTCTCGAAAACGTCCCAGGATATTCAAAATCACCTGTATTCGAGAAAATCCTACAATCCTTAATTCGCCACGGATATCGCTATCATTGGTTAATACTTGACGCGGCGGATCACGGGGTTCCGCAAAATCGGAAACGGTTGATTATGTGGGCAGTTAAAAATTCAGAACCCCTCCCTTATTTTCCTGAATCAAAACCTAAAAAGGGATGGTATCAAGCCATTAGTGATTTAATCCCAGAAATGCAGGATTGTGAGCTTGCGGACTGGCAGATTAAGCGATTGAATGAATTGGGATATTTGCCAGAAAAAGCCTTGATTGATATTGGTAAACAACTCATTAGACAGGCTACAGTTCGGGAGTCAAACGATCCAAGTTTTACTATCGTAGGGGGTCACTGTAATTCCCATTCTCCCATCCTATTAATCCCCCGTGCGGGAGCCTGTATCAAGAATATTTTACCGACTCCACAAAACAAGCCTTGTCCAACAATTCGAGCTATGGCGGGTGTTTCGACCCATTGGGCGGACATCGTACAGGGAAGTCAAATCAAACGGATTAGTCAAAAAGCGACGGCACGGCTGCAAACTTTTCCCGATGATTACAAATTCCCAGAATCCAAATCTTTAAGTCAACAAATAATCGGAAATGCCGTGCCGCCGTTGTTGGCGAAAGAGTTAGGTCTGGCAATCTTAAAATCAATTAATCTTTATGAAGACAACTAAAAAAGGATTTCAACCCGCCCAAAAAATTCATGCCAACGACCTCCACACATTCTCTTGTGAGTGTCTCTGGTATGATGTAGAAACCGACGAGGAACTTCTATCTGAATTATGGACAATTAAACTCGATAAAAGGCGATTCAGAACCGATGTCAGGCAGGCTATTGTTGCAGGACTTATCTATTGTTTTCTCGAAACACCGGAAGCAATAGAGCGACGTATTAACAGGGTGTTTTTTTGGAATAATAAATCCCGTGCTTTTGAGCCATTGGGGGCGGTGTCCGACGCTCCGATGACCGGATCTAGTCCAGTTGATTTTGAAGCCGATCCGGTGGTGGCTTTTGAGAGATTGAAAGCCCTTTGTGTTGAGATTGAGATTATCAAGGTTGACGATTGCTCTTGACCTTTTAAAAATATACAAATAAACTTGTTTTTTTCACGTTATTCGTGTACAATGTAAATAGTCAAGAATCAAGGTTTACCAATGTAGTTTGTTGGTAAACAGTTAACCAGTCTAAGCTCTTTACTGAGCTACGTTATTGAGAAGCGTTTAAGTTCATACCTTGGGATGCGTTGCCAGTTCCAAGCTCTATAACTAGGTGATTAAACAGATGTACAGCAATTAAGTCAGTGTCACCTGGACAGTACCGCTTAATAACATTGACGAGGCACACTTTACCCGATTTATCGGAGGCTCGAAAGAGTTATTTTTAAATGTCTAAAGTATTCGTAATGGATGCCGAAAAGCGTCCATTAAATCCAATCTCACCCGCAAAAGCTAGGATTCTTTTAACGCAAAAGAAAGCCGCAGTTTTTCGGCATCAACCTTTTACAATCATCCTAAAATATGCTGTCAAATCTTCAACTGAAGACTTGAGGCTAAAGATAGATCCTGGTTCTAAATTTACTGGCATTGCCTTGGTAAACGACGGCACGGGTGAAGTTGTTTGGGGTGCAGATATTCAACATCGTGGCATGGTGATCAAGAATGCACTGGAATCCCGACGTAGTTTAAGAAGGGGTCGCAGGGGACGGAAAACCAGATACCGCCAACCCCGTTTCCTTAACAGAACACGGGTTAAAGGTTGGTTAGCTCCGAGCTTGATGTCACGGGTCGAAAATGTGATTACCTGGGTCAATCGGTTAAGAAAGTTGGCTCCGATTGCAGCGATATCTCAGGAGTTGGTACGGTTCGACACTCAAATTATGGAGAATCCAGAAGTTTCCGGTGTTGAGTATCAGCAAGGGGAACTCGCGGGCTATGAAGTCAGGGAATACCTTTTGGAGAAGTTTAACCGTCAGTGCGTTTACTGTGGCGCTGTTGATACCAGATTAGAGATTGAACACTTGATACCCAGATCAAAAGGTGGGACTAATCGGGTTTCTAACTTAGCGATCGCTTGCCATAAATGCAATCAGAAAAAGGGTGCTAAGGATATTAAAGATTTCCTTTCTAAGAAGAAGGAATTGCTTAATAAAATCCTGAAACGGGTTAAAGCCCCTCTCAAAGATGCAGCCGCCGTTAATTCTACCCGGTGGTGTTTATACAACCGATTGAAAGAAACGGGTTTACCTGTAGAAGTTGGGACGGGGGGACGGACTAAGTTTAACCGATGCCGTCAAAAGTTCCCTAAAGCTCACTGGATTGATGCGGCTTGTGTTGGTGCTTCTACTCCCGAAAATCTGATTATTAAGGATGTCAAACCTTTATTAATATCAGCTAAAGGGCATGGGGTCAGGCAACGGGTAACGACTGATAAATATGGTTTTCCTAAGTGCCATAAAGCAAGAATCAAGAGCTTTATGGGGTATAAAACGGGGGATTTAGTTAAGGCTGTAATTCCATCTGGAAAGAATAAGGGAACCCATTATGGTCGGGTTACGATTCGGCAACGTCCGAGTTTTACCTTGGACAAGATGGATGTTCACCCAAAATACCTGAGCCTACTTCAGAAAGCCGATGGTTATGCCTATTCGAGCCTCGAACCATTACAAGAAAGCAGTTCCAGTTAATTTATTGTCAAATCACAGAAGCCAAAATCAATGATTTTTACCGAGCCTCGCAAAAGCAGTCTAAAACCCTTTCTGTGTAAGGCTTTCAAAAGCCAGGGGTTAATGATTGTATTGGTTCTTGATTGATCTGATACGTGGCGCGGCGGGGTGTGGCGTGGCGTTAATGATTGTATTGGTTCTTGATTGATCTGATACAAAGTATAGTTTTAATCTAACACACCCCAAAACACTCGTTAATGATTGTATTGGTTCTTGATTGATCTGATACCAATTACCCAACCCCGACCGGATAAAACCCGTATCGTTAATGATTGTATTGGTTCTTGATTGATCTGATACCAATTACCCAACCCCGACCGGATAAAACCCGTATTGTTAATGATTGTATTGGTTCTTGATTGATCTGATACTAAAGCCATACAAACCCCAAACCCTTAGCTAATTGTTAATGATTGTATTGGTTCTTGATTGATCTGATACTATATTTTGAAGTCCTGAGTATTTTCTTCTCTCTATCGTTAATGATTGTATTGGTTCTTGATTGATCTGATACTCCCTAAAGATTGGGGTAACACGATTAGCTTTACCTTCACCCGTTAATGATTGTATTGGTTCTTGATTGATCTGATACAAGTTCTCCCTGTTGGGATGTGTTGGGTTAGCTCTAAGTTAATGATTGTATTGGTTCTTGATTGATCTGATACTTAATACGGGCAACTAATTCCATGGTAGACAATGATCCTTGTTAATGATTGTATTGGTTCTTGATTGATCTGATACTTAGTTTGAATTTGTGAATTTCTTTGAGGAAACACCCATCAAGCCCCTGTGAGTTAATGATTGTATTGGTTCTTGATTGATCTGATACACAAATTAATGAATGCTATAATGATTTTAGATTGAGAAGTTAATGATTGTATTGGTTCTTGATTGATCTGATACTAGATTGGGTCTACCCCCACGACAATAGTGTATATAACGGGTTAATGATTGTATTGGTTCTTGATTGATCTGATACAAAAAGCTATCTCAACGCACCCACAAATGCTCTAATTGTTAATGATTGTATTGGTTCTTGACTAATTTGATACAAGTTGAAAACTTACGTTTTCGTTTTCTCTATTGGAATAAATTAGGAGTTTAGCTATGGCGACCGAAAAAGAAATCAAAGAGCAGTTTGAGGTAATATTCAAAATGTATCTTGATTTAGAAAAATCAGGATGCAACACTATTCCCGATAACAAACTAGAAAATGAAGTGTATTCTTGTTTTATGTACTTCAAAGAAAAAAGAGATGAATACATTAAGTCTGTAATCTCTTGATTAACCTAAAGTTAATGATTACCTTGTTTCTTGACTAATTTGATACCAGATATGACTACAATATTGATTTTTTTATTGGGACTTATTTGGGGATATTTATTGCATCCCTGGATTAAAGTTTTCAAGAAGATGCTGAAAGAATCGACGAAAGGTTAATGATTGCCTTGTTTCTTGACTAATTTGATATTTATAGGTTAAAAAAATAAAACCGACCAAAACAAACATTCAAACAAAAGGAGATAAAATCAAATGTTATTAAATCCAGATATTTACAGAACAAGCATAGTTTCTAAAGTTATACCAGCAACCGATACGGAACTTACAAAGATTAAAACAAGCAACGGTTCTGGGCGTTCTAAAATCGTTTATTGTCAGTACGGTGAAGAATATCCCCAAAACCATGTTAATGCCTTAGTTAATCATGCCACTGAGTTAGGTTGGTTGAAAGATTTTGATTATGCGATAGGCTCTATTCCCGATGGTTTTGTTTTGGTATTAGTTCCTAAGATTTTACCTTCTCAATCATAAATACAAAGTTAACGATTGTCTTGTTTCTTGACTGAAGATGCACAAAAGAGGAGACTAATGGACAAATTCAAGGTTGAGGTTTTATCGAAAACAGCTAATCCCCAGACAATAATGTATCTGGCTCTCCATCAGGATTATAGTGAGGATTATATATATGAAAGCCTTGATAAAACCCCTTCTGAAATTAAGTGTGGGGAGATAGCCGTTAAACGATTACTAGAGGGAAATAGAGGACACTTTGGAGTGTTAGAGCACTGCTACATCGTTTTTAGTGTGGGATATTTCCCCCATAGTGTGATGCAACAGGCAACCCGGCATAGAATAGCTAGTTTCGATGTTCAATCTGGGCGCTACTCAGGGCAGAGGATTGTTGATGTAATCAACTTCAAGAGAAGTTTAGAAGATGTTTTTTACCTCCGTCCGGTGGGGAATTACAGCGATCGCCAAGGCAAAAAATATTATTATTCACCTGAATTAAGAGAAATCCATTTACAACACTGTGTAGATGCTTGTGGTTTGTATAAACAAAACATTGAGTCTGGGATGAGTGAAGAACACGCCAGGGGTTTGATACCTTTTGATTTCCGTCAGCATTTTGTAATGAGTTGCAACTTGAGATCATTGCTTCATTTCCTTGATTTAAGATTCAAAAAAGATGCCCAGTTAGAGATTCAAAAACTCTCTGAAATGATGTGGACACATACTCAAGAATGGGTTCCCCAAATTGCGGAATGGTACGAAAAGAACCGATTAGGGAAAGCTCGGCTTGCTCCCTAATTTTGCTTTCTGGAATAAGGAAAGCTGTATTGTCACCCTCTATTATTGATCCAATATCTTATCAATTCCGAGAGGGATAGATTTCTTGAGGATGCGATCGCCTCTATCCTCTCCCTCTCAACTTCTGAAACCCTCACCCTGACAACGGTTGGGCGGTTAAAAAGTTTTTTTGATTTAGGGGTTGACATATTTTGATTTTGTAGCTACAATATTTTAGTATAAGCAAAACAGGGACGCCGCCGTTAAATCGGGCGTAAAATATGAAAAACTCCACAACCGCCGACCAACTTTCCAAAAGAATTAGCCAATTGAATAGCTTGATTCAAAAATTCCCCAATGTCCGGTCTTTGATCCGGCGTTGGGGTTTTGAATTGACACAGCTAGAAGGGCGGTTAGAAGCCCTGAAAGCGGCGGCGGTTGTGGAGAAACCTAAGCAGTTAACAATATGGGACGTGCCTGTTATGAAAAAAATGGATTGGTTTTTCCCTCCTCTTGTTGGATCGGAAAAGCAAATTCAGTGGGCGGATCAACTCCGCCGCAATTTCGCTGAATATTATTCTTCTCTGGGTGGCGAACCTGGAGAGGGTGAAGTCAAAATAAAAAAAGCGGTAGCGATCGCGGTATCGTCCAAGTTCTGGATCGAAAATCGCGATTTTTGCGAAAAAATCGCCTGGGAAAATATGACCCAGGTTTTAAAGAAGTTATATGCCTTGGTTGAGATTTGCCAACCTTGGTACAGCGACTTCGATCAATCAGAATTTAAAGAAATTCTGAAAGCTAAAAAATCAATCCTCAGAAATCTGAGGATTGACAAAGCAGGTATCGTTGCCTGCTGCAATCAACAGAGCCAAAACAGACGCTTTACTAATTAAGGAGGTTTATATGTTGGATCGCCTTAAATCCGCGCAAAAGTTAACGATACAAGGGTAAAACAATGACACTAAAATTTGCAGTCAAGCCGTGGAATCGTTACAACGGTCAAGTCACAGAAGGTTTGTATGCTGGAGGTGTAGGTGCGGACTTTTTAGCCGTCCATCCCGATGACGAATTTATCACATACAAAGACAACGAAGTCGCGGCGAGAGATGCCCTGTCATTGACTCGTAAGGGATGGAAAGCGCAAGTTGTGGAAGTAGAAACTTTATGAATGAGAAACTACTACACGCCCGATATTGGAGGGCGGACGGTACGGGAGAAAATCAAACCTCCTACGACCCCCACGGATTCGGATTAAAAACTCTTGAAACTATGGATGCTCTGATCAATAGTTTGGGATTAAAACAAGTTGATGGGATATCTTTATGTGGTGTTCTCGTCAATCATCACAAAGCCAAACTTGCAGATATTGGGCATCAAGTCCATATCGCTGCTACTTCTGAACAGTGGGAAGCTGCGAAACAATATTGGGAATCAGGAGCATTTGATTGATCAACAATTGGGATCTCAGGTTCCCAAACTCCCAAAAACCCCACGATATAAGGAATTAACTATATCAAGAATACATTGGGGTGGTAGGGGTCGCAGGTTCAAATCCTGTCGCTCCGATAGAGGTAAAAGCCGGATTCTGTAAGGGATTCGGCTTTTTTAGATCCACGATCCACCGCCCGTCGTTGCCAGAATTATTTACCATCTGGAAATAAATCTGTTATAACTGGTGGATAGTTATATAGGATCATTCTTATGACACGACCCCGAGAAAACAGGCAAGGAATCAAGGCCAAGCTCAAGCCAGAAGACAGGGAGAAGTTGAAAACCCTCGTCATCGGCATGGGTTATCGTTATTGGAGGCGGGAGTCAGCAGAACCCGCATGGACTGAATTTTTGGAGGCGATCGCAACGGGCGATATAATTCTTTACAAAAAAGTTGAGTGAGGGTTGATATTTTAGGATAACTGGAGTAGAGTTATAAATGTAGGGATACAGAGGGCAAGTGGAAATATGACAACTCAATTGGATTTATTTGGTGATCATGTTGATACTCAAGCTAAAGATCCTATTTGGATTTTAAAGAATAGACCCGCACCCGATCCAAACTCTCCTATCGTTGTTTCCTATGGTGGGGGAACCAATAGCACCGCCATGTTAATTGCAATGGTGTTGAAAGGGATTAAACCCGATTTAATCTTGTTTGCGGATACGGGGGCGGAACTCCCTGAAACCTACGACTGGGTAAACACTTTTTCCGATTGGTTGATAGCAGAGGGTTTCCCTGTGATTGAATGGGTGAAATATACTCAGGTAGAAGGCTCTCGGAGGACTTTTACCTATTCCACACTAGAGGAAGAATGTTTAATTAAAAAGGCATTGCCAAGTAAGGCTTATGGATTTGCCACCTGTTCCATGAAATACAAGGTAGAGCCTCAACAGAAGTATTTGAAACAATGGTGTCTAAGTCAAGAAATAAAAGCAATTCCCCGGCAATTTGTAGGGATTCATACCGGAGAAATGAGTAGGCTTTTAGATAAGACTGGCAAAATTAGACAGATGGAGCAGGAGGGAATTAGACAAGAATACCCGTTGATTGAATGGGGTCTAAACCAAGAAAACTGCAACGCTCTGATTAAGTCGGTTGGTTTTCCTGTTCCATCAAAATCATCCTGCTTTTTTTGCCCAAACCGCAAAATCAGCGAGATTGTTGAACTAAAGGAAAAACATCCCGAACTATATCAAAGGGCTGTTGAGATGGAACAAAATGCCGATCTAAGGTCTTTGAAAGGTTTGGGGCGGACTAAATACGCTTGGGGAGATGTTGGAGCCTTAACCCCGATGGAAAAAGCACTTATTGAAGCTGGAGAGAATAACAAGCTATGCGCTTGTGTTGATTAAAACACACCTATTATCAAAGCGATCGCCATGAAGAAGGAAGAAGGTGATAGTTGGGCGGCATAAAAGTTAACCGAGTAAGGTTACAGCCCTACCCTGTTATAGTCAATCATTTAATTCAATTAGGAGTATATCATGGCTACACCAGAACAGGTTAAGCAAGCATTGAAGTTCAAAAGAGTCAAAGGTGATGATAGAAAAGTTGAGGTTTTTCGGGGTGACAGGCTTATCGGTCAACTGGATAGAGTTAAAAACTTGAGTACAGCTAGATACCTTGAAAGACCTCGATGGATTTACACCGTAACAAACCCCTGTGATGGGTCAAGAATTGTATTTGAGTCGAGACAAAAAGCTGCGTTAAGGCTACAAAGTTTAACCGATTATTTTCAATATCAACAGGAGAACAAACCATGACCTATAGAATCACTCGCATCAAGACCGCAGCCAGAAAAGAAGACCGTCAAGTTGAAGGAAAAACATTATGACTGTTAACATTCTCGATAAAATTGATCTCCGCCAATTGGGTGAACGACTGCAACAAGCGCGGAAGAAATCTGGCATGACTCAAGCTGATGCCGCTCAAATTATTGATGCTGCAAGAACAACTATTGTTGCTATTGAAAAAGGAGAACGTCGCCTTAAACCCAACGAACTAATTAAACTGGCTCGTGCTTATGGGCAGGCTGTTAGTAATTTTGTTCGACAAAGCCCTATTATTGAGCCGTTTGAAGTTCAATTTCGCGCCGCTTATCGACGTAGCGAGACAGAAGAAGCCCAAATTAATCCGGCAATTTGGCGCTTAGAGGAACTCTGTCAAAACTATTTAGAACTTGAGAAAATTATGGATGCTCCTTTACCTCGGAATTATCCTCAAGAATATGATGTAACGAATATGCCAATAGAGGCGGCAGCAGAAAGTATTGCCATTGCAGAACGTCAACGATTAGGGATTGGTGACAGTCCAATTCCAATTCTTAGAGACGTTTTAGAACAGAGTGTCGGACTGCGTATTTTCTATTTGGAAATGCCATCTAAATATTCAGGTGTATATAGCTACGATGAACAATTTGGTGGCTGTATTGCGATTAATGCTAAACACCCAGAAGATCGGCGGCGTTGGTCACTTGCTCATGAATATCTTCATTTTCTAGCGCATCGACGTAAGCCTGTACTTGACTATGAAAATCAATACCAAAGAAAGCCAGATACTGAACGACTAGCTGACAGTTTCCCTGACTATTTTCTAATGCCAACCAGTGGTTTACTTAAACGATTTAATGATATGTACCAGACTCACGGTAAGTTTACTCCCACTAATTTATTTACCTTAGCTCATTATTATGGGGTGTCTATTGAAGCCCTTGGTAATCGTTTAGAATCTATAAAATTGATCCCGTCTGGAACTGTGGAGCGACTACGCGATCGCGGATTAAAAGTTAGAAAAGTTCAACAAGAACTTGGGTTAGAAGAAATTCCCCAACGCACTGATATGCTTCCCATTCACTATCAATACCTTGCAATTGAAGCTTTCGATCAAGGGCTGATTACAGAAGGACGTTTTGCCAATTTCTTAGGGGTTGATCGTATAGAAGCTCGTCGGATTGCGGAATTATTACGGGATTATTCAAGTGGAATGATAGAGGAAATTGCCCATTTAGATTTACGTCAAGCGTAGAATTTGGGAGAATTTTTTATGTTGATTCAACACTCCCATCTTGTTCTTGATGCTTGCTGTATTTTAAACTTTTGCGCGTCGGGCAATTTCCTACCAATCTTAAAGGCTATTCCAGCCCAGGTTGTGGTGACAGAAGTAGTTAAAGCACGCGAACTATTGACCCTACAAAAACTTGAAAATCAGGAAAATGAGGGCGCAGTTCAGTTGCAGATGGCGATTGAGCAATATCTACTTATAGTTGTAGATTTTGAGTCAGAAGCTGAGGAAGAAACTTATATTAATTATGTCTTTGAACTTGGAGATGATGGTGAATCGGCAACTTGTGCGATCGCTGTTCATCGACGATGGGCGATTGCAACGGATGACAGAAAAGCGATTGCATTTTGTGAAAAAGAAGGACTTAATCTACAGATTTTTTCAACCTTAGAAATCATTAAATATTGGTCAAGGGTATTATTTAGACGCTCTAAATGAGTTAGAAGCCTTGACAAAATTTTACAACCAATTCCCTGAGTTTGTAGGGGAAGAATTGGAGCTAGAGGAATGGAGTTAACAATAGTTTAAACATAAAGCAGGTATTTTGCAACCCTGCTTTATTTATACCTTAACTAAACTCTCAATTTCCAAGGCCTGCAACACCCGATTTACCACCTTATTGAACACCAACTCAGATGACTGATTGGAATTAATCAGGTGGTATTTGTATCTTTTGGCAATGTCCAAATATCCCCACCTCACCCTCTCCAAAAACAAGATATTTCTTTCAATTGCATCAAGGGGTCTATTCTCTAATCTCGCCACAGCCGCCCGAATTGGTAAGTCAAAAATAATCACCATATCGGGTGTTAGTCCCCCCGTGACGGCTTCATTCGCTTTGATAAGGATATTAGGGTCAATCCCGTGGCCGTAACCTTGATAGGCGAGTGTGGAGGGGGTGAAGCGATCGCATAAAACAATATCAAATTCTCCCATCTTTTCCCGAATCACATCGCAGTGCCGTCGCCGATCCTCAAGAATCAAATCTAGCTGTTCCTGGGGACTCATGGAGACGGTTTTAATCTTATTCCTACACTCATCCCCATAAGGTTCTCTCGTACTCCACACAGCCAAGCTAGTTGTTGCTTCTAAGTATTCTTTCAATCTGGACATCTGAGTGGTTTTCCCACTGCGGTCAATGCCTTCAAATACAATTATCATCTTCCTTTCATCCAATTCTTAATTAAATCATCCTTAATCATACTCTGTATGACTAATTCGATAATGTGTTCCTTGGCTTGTTCCAAGGTTAGGCTGTCAACATTTTGCCTGATTATTGCGAGTTTGAATTGTTGCTCCATCGTTAATTGTACAGGTTCCATTGTTTCCTCTTTTGATTAGTTGATTATGGACTATATTACTTCTGGACATTGCAATACTATAGAAAATTGATTCTATATATATTATATCAAAAAAACAATCGTTTTGTATCCCCCTGATACAAAATCTAAAATAGTTTGCTTTACCTGTTGACACCTGTTGATATTTTGTGTAGTATTAGAAATGTAGACAGGAGACAGGAGCAAACGCCATGACAACCACAACTAAAACCAAAACCACTAAAACCACACCTGAGTGGAAATGGAACAATGATCTAGGGCGTGATGCCCTGAAACTCCCTACAAAGGGGTATTACGTCGATGATAGAGGGAACATCTGGAAAGATAATGGTGACTCCATTGGTAACGTCACCCCGTTACCGAACTCCGTTAAGGTGACAAAACTGGAATGGGTTGTCACCCAGGAAGAAAAACAGGAGACTGTTACCTGTCAAAAACTCCAAGGGAGTTATCAAAAAACACAGTCTCCCGCCCGTCGTAAAGAGTCCCCCGATGGGATGCGGGGCGGTAATTCTCAATGGGGCGAAGTTTCTGGCCCCAAAGCTCATTTTGTGGCTGACGAATATCAGGTGACAGTCACCTATATGGCTTTGGTTGCCGTAAATCAATTCGGGGAAATTATTAAGGGAAAACCCAAATTTCCTAGTGCCACAACAGTGGCTTATGAAACGGGCTATGGAGAAACCACAGAATATTCTGTGACCGATTTGGCGGTTTTGGAATTGCCTACCGAGAAGGTAGAGAAGGTCTACACAGACCAACGAAAACACCTCTATGGAGAGGCTATCAAAATTGTCAAAGAATACCTTGACAATTTAGACAGACCCGTTGAAGGGCTGTTGAAGGTCGGTGACAGCGTGATTCACCCTGTATATGGACAGGGAATTGTCACAAAGGCTTTCGGGACTAAAAACCCCGTTTACCAGTCCGTTTGCGCGGATTTCCCTTGCGGAAACAAAATGGTAGGAAAATGTGACCTGATATGACCTTTTCACTATGATTACCCCACGGAAGCCACAGCTAAAAACAGAGAGGACAAACGCCATGACAACTTTCACAAAACCAGAAAACCTTTTTGATTCAGTTGATTTTCAAGGATTTGTCGTCGGAGAAGACGACGCGGTAACAACAGTATTGTATCGGGGTCAAGTCCCCGATTTTAAGCGGAATAAAAAACAGGTCGTAAAGTTTGACTTCGACCTTCACTGCCTAACAGCCAAGCACTGGTTTATGGCTATGGAGCTATCTACTTCTGACATGTTATTTAAGGAGGTGAAAAACTGTCCTGTTGAACTTCCCAATGAATTCAAGGATTCAGTTGTCCTGCACCCTGTAAACGGGAAAGTGGGCGTTTGGGTTGCGCCGATGTCACCCGCTGTAGTTTCGGCTTTTCAAAAAGCTATGGAAACTACAGCGACAGAGGTAAAAGCCTCTGGTAGTGTGAAGTTTCGAGGGCTTCACAACCTGTTCAACAGGCTATCCCATGTTACCCCCAAAACAGGGGTTGTTGGGGGTGCTAAATTCCCGACATGGAGAGACTAAAAGTAGCGATCTCAGGTTAGCTCCTAGCACGGTTCGATTCCGTGCGGTCGCATTCCCGAAAGGGATTATTAACTACATAGGCTAAAGCAATGAAGAAACATCAAATCAATGAGCAACTTAGTAAGTTATTGAAACTTACTAACTGCTCTAACCTAGAGGTAACGGTTGACAACAACACCAGGGATTGTATGACCGTCTGGAAGCTATGGGGTAAAGGTGGGCAAATTGCCCAAGCCGAAGCACGGTTTGGATCGGAATATTCTGATCAACCCGATGGTTTTGCCTTCTATTTAGAAGGCTACAACTGGACAGATTACTGTCCTACAGTTCAAGATTGTGCCAGCCAACACAAGGAGCGCGCTCTTGTCTAATATGACCCACTATTTCGGCTACGAAGTCGAGATTAAAGATAAATCAGGGAAGTACGCCTGGTTTATCTACCAAGACGGGGTAATCATCTTTTCAAGTGGCTACGATTACCCCACAGAAGCCACAGCCTATGACTGCGCTTGCAGTCGCATTGACACATTATTTTATTAGGAGAAAATCATGAAAATCATCAACGCCACTCCCCATCAAATCGTCATCTGTAGCAACCAAGGGGTTGTCCAAGATCCTAAAACCAAACAGTTCACCGCTTCGGCTGTTGAGATCCTCCACACCCTGCCACCATCGGGAATCATCCCCCGCGTGGCGATGGGGAACACCGAATCCGAACCCATTTTAGGTATTCCAGTCCAAAGCGTTCAATATGGCGAGATTGAGGGACTCCCCCCTGCGTCCCCCGACACTTATTATATAGTGTCGGGACTGGTAGCAGCAGCCGCCGTTAAAGTAAATCGGACGGATTGCCTAGCTCCGGGTGCGCTAGTCCGCAATTCTGCCAACCCATCAGAGGTGTTAGGCTGTCTTTTTTTGCAAAAGCCCTGATTGGCGACGGTTGCCCCCGGTGTGGTAGTCATAGGCTGGTTAGATATGGTTACACCGAACACGGTCGCCGCCGAATGAAATGCAAGGATTGTAATAAATTATTTTAAAATCAACCCTCTAAATATTTAGAGGGTTCTTTTTTTGATTATCTGATAATCGTTAACGTCGTAGTCTCTGGCAACTTCACCCACGGATAAACGATCCGCCAAACATCGTGACTATAAATATTTTTCGTCATGTACCGGGCGTCGGGAACTTGTTTAATCTCTATCCCCATCTTAATACTCATCGCTTTGAGAGGTCGCCAACTGAAGTTAGACTCATGAACTTTATTGAACTTGGCAACCCTGATGATTGACGAATAATCAAAAAGTTCATCCAAAGCCTCGGACAGTTGATTGTTTTCTTCCTCAAGCAGTGCTTTCTCGGCCTCTAACTTTTCTACCTCTAACGCCAATCGTCCAGCCTCTAGCAAAGCCTGAGCATAGGTTTGTGGTAACGCAAGCGGGGTCTGAACGTGGTTATTCTTAGCAAGGGAGAAAGCCTCAACTAACCGTTCTTTGCAATCCAAAACCTGATCACTGTTTCGGGAAAACGTCATCAAAAGTGTTGCTTGTGCTTCATTCAAGAAACAGTAAGAGACTTCGTAAGCCCCACCCTGCGGGCGTCTCACCACGTCCGTTTTAAACGCGACTGGTGTTTTTCGTTCTAATCGGTCTAAATACTTTGTGATTGTTTGCAGTAAGTTCTTATGTTGAATCCCCAGTTCATCAGCAATCAATCGGGAATCGACAACTAAGGTGTCATTCTGTGTGGTAATGTCAAGAATAGCCATTGTTTACTCCGTATAAGTAAGTTGTGGTTAGACCCGTTCAAAAGCCAAAAACTTTTGGCGGGTTGCCTATTTATATTATAATACAAACCCAATATCTTCACCAATAAAAATAACCCAACAATTAATAAATCATCGGGTGTGTTGTCCAATTTTAATCAGTGTGCATTATTATTATAGCACCCTATTCAAAGGTTTTCTTTCTGGAAATAAATCTTTAATTGACCTGACAGCATCAATATAAGACTTACCGAGGTATGTTCCATTCTCTCCAAAACTAACAGGGATATCAGAAACCGCCCACCACCCAGACCGACCTCTGAACTCAATATACCAATAACCATATTGGGTATTTTCTCCCGTTGTTTTGGCTATTAAATTATTTAATTGTTCTGTTTTTGTTTGCATTCGCAACATCATTTCCTCTCTAATTTTCCCTTGAAGTTCCCAGATATCTTTTTTTATAATGTCGTTCATCTGATTAGCTAATCTCATCTTGTACCCTGAATCCGTAGTAGCATTCTCGTACTCGGTTATTAAATTTTTTAATGCTTCCGTATCCATCATCCCACCTCAAAAGTAACAACATTCCACTTCAATTCTACCTGTAATTCTACCTGTAATTTTACCTGTTCTGATATCCATTTATCCATACACGAATTAATAAAAACAGGATAATCATTACGAGATTGTAGCCATTGTTTAGGATACTTAACTTTCAATTCCTTAATCGTGAAAGTTTCCTCGGATACGGTAACTTCACGATCCAATGCAATCAGTTTAATTTTAGTTGAATTATTCATAATAAAAAGGGACTGGGTTGTGTTGGTGTTGCATTAAATACAATCTAATGCCCTCCCGTGCAAGAGATTGTCTCAGGTTTGATTGCCGTCGTTAGTGTTTGAATTACTTGCATTGGTAGATACCCCTTTTAGCTTCTTTATTATTGCAATAGCTTTTTGATGTTCTGAAGCTAAGTGTTGATATTTTTCTTGAATATTTACTAATTGTTCAGAAAAATTAGAGTTAGTTTTCTCCTGTAGCGCGGCTATCTTTTCCCTGAGTTCGTTGTTTTCAACCTCAAGCCTGTTTAAATCATTCTCCCTATAATTAGCCTCCCTCTGAAGGCTTTTAATTTCACTTTGTAATTCAACTATAACCTTGATGTTTTTGGTATCAAAAATTCTATTGATAGCAATACCAATCACACTACTACCACCCAACAGAACGGTAATCAAACCAAATACTGATTGAATCGTTTGGTCTGTAGTAGCTGTTGTTGTATTTGATTGGAGAATAACATGAAAAAAAGACATCAACATTTTGATTACGAGGGTAATTAACTTTTGTAGGCATATTTAATTGATAACATAATCTCTGCAAGCATTGAAGAAAACACCCCGCAAGCTAAGGAAGATATACTGCCATTTTGCTTGATTCCTACAGACAAAAAGAAAACTACTATAAACAATACTGAAAGGATGTGGCAGATATTTAAAAGAATATAGCAAGCAGTCCAAACAGAGGAGCTAATTTCACTACTAAACTCTTTCTTGAACTTGTAGACGAAACACCAACAAATTATCCCGCCAATCCCCACCCCAAGGGTGATAGCGTTTAAAAAATCAATACTCTCATTTATCCATCCAATAGATGTTTCTAATGGGGTAAAAATCATTCCAAACAATCCGACCAGAATCATCACCAGGAAATGATGATTAAAAAATAATGCCTGAACTATATATTTAATTCTAAAAACAGGGCGTGGCATATTGCAATATTTACCCCCTCTTTCTAAAATCGTAAGACTCACCCTCTTTTTTTCGCTCTTTGAGTTTTTTGCTACGTTCATAGTGATGCCCCAATACAAGGAATAGCGATAAAAAACTTATAATAATTTGAATTATTAAAGTTGATATTTTCATATTATCAAACTTGTCATAACCTATCTTGTTAAAGCTGTCAAACAATAACATCAATCCGTTATTTATCAACAGAGTAGATGACAAGTATTGATTCAACTTTCGGTTATCAAATATCAAGGAAAATCCATTAATAATAGAAATCAGTCCGGCAAAGAAAAGCAAGAAGGCATAACCGGACTGGTTGAAAGGGAGTGAAAAAATTGATATCATTTCATTCTATTGGGTTGTTTTTTGACGCTTCAGTTGCAGCTAGTTCTGCCGCTTTTCTGGTGGCTATTATTCCCATTGCCTTAGTAACCAAAGCAATTTTTATCCATTCCATCCGCTCTGAAAATCCAGGAAACTCGACTTCTAATTCATTGGGTGTTCCCAAATTTAAGATACCTTCACCTGGGCTTGTTCCTAATACTTCTCCAGTCTCAAGATTGACAATTGAATACTGGTGGCACAGTTCAATTACAACATCCAACAAAATCCCACTCACGGGAATCCGTTGGCTTTGCAGTACAAAAAAATGGTCTTTTTTCTCAATAGTCATGATTTTATGCCGTGTAAATTACTGTAACTATAACTGGACTTGATAGAATGTTGGCACTATTGGTGGGGTGGTTTGTCACTTGAACCACGTAAATTGAAGTTGAATAACCAAAAGAAAAACCCGCAGAACTCTCGCTAGGAGAAATTAACCAACTATTAGCATAATTAACAAGAACATTTACAGATATTATTTTTAAAATAGATAATCCGTGAGCAATATTTACACTCCCCCCCTGTGTTGCAGCCGTAGTTCCTGTTAAAACTTTAATCTTAACCCCCGGATGGTTAGCGTCCCCACCTAAAGAACTAAAACCTCCAATATATTGATTTCCCTGAACCCCTTGACCGCCTGTAACTCTACTTGCTCCCGTGGTGGGAGATGTTGAAGGTGTTGCGCTAGTTGAAATCAAGTCCCCTGTGATAGTCCCACCAGTCAGGGGGAGGTAAGATGCGGGTAATCGGGCTGCGTTGATGGTTCCAGTTGAAATGTTTGAAGCATTTAAAGCTGTTAATGCCGTCCCAACCCCAGAAAAAGAAGTGGCGATCAATGCCCCTGTTAAAGTTCCACCTGCCAATGAAAGATAGGAATTAATATCAATTGAATAAGTCCCATCCCCTGTTTTTTTTAGGAATCCTGGGGTGTCGGATAGCGATTGAAGGGCAATTAATTCGTTGCCGATACTGTTAGTTGAAACCGCAGTTACTTGACCCTTAGCATTGACAGTAATAGCAGGAATTGAACTATCACTACCGAAAGAACCAGCATTACTATTGACCGTTGCCAGTGTTATCGCACTTGTAACATTGGCTGAACCATCAAAACTAACTGAATAACTAGCATCCCCCGTTGTTGTAATTGTCCGTGGCGTGGTTAGTTTTAAAGCCTCTCCCGCAGTAGCAGAACTCGATATCTCAACATAAACAGAACCCGACCATCGGTAAACTTTATTAGTCGTTTCATCAACGTAAATCTTTCCAGTTTCACCCGTACCTGGGAACCCGGCAAGGTTTGTATAACTCAGGACATCATCAACATAAGACGGTAAAAGCCCAGATGAAATTGTGCCAGACGCGGCGTTTAAACTTGTTAAAACTTCGTTGCCAGTAGATGCGATCGCACCAACATCAGAAGCGGTTAAACTAATCTGAGCTTTAGGAACCTTGGTATTTGAATCTAAGGTAGCCACACCATTAGCCATTGCTTTCTCTAATTGCAAAACAATCAAAGAATAATCAATATCCGAAAACATTCCCATGTTAATATCCTCTCACTAATCGGACTGATTTACCACTAGGAATTACCAACTCAATAGCGGGGTATAGAACATTATTAATGGCTTCAAAGTTTAGATTTTCACCGGATGAAAATGTTAATCCATTAATAGTTACATCCCCTACGAGTACCTTTAAATAAATGAAATAACTACCAGTTGCAATTGTTGTATTTGTTGTTAGTAATCTACAATCTAACTCGGCGGTTATTGTTGGTAAAGAGACTGGGACTCTACCACTTGATAAAGATGGAAGTTTGGCGTTGATCGCCGTTGACGTGGCTTCTTTTGCAAGTGTAGAAAAGCCGCCCCCGCTTGACGTTCCTAGTGCTAAATTTATCTCAGCAATCTGTTCTATGGTTTCTTCTATGTTCGGACTCTCAGACTCTAATCTATTCAATAGATTTGATTTTCTAAGTTGTAAATAGGCTTCACTCATTAATCACCTCCGCTTGCAAAATATTCTCAGAATCAGATCCTTTATTTCTTTTTTCCCACTCATTGATTGCAACATTTAGATCATCTTCAGTCACGGAACTAAGCTGATCTAAATATTCAAAACCTGGTAGAGTTTCATCTGGTAATAATATTTTTTCCATTTAATACCTTATTTAGTTCTTGAGTTAATTTGTCAGTTGAAATCATGCTTAGATAGTCAAGATCCTCAATTTCTTGAGAGTTGGACTCATCATGATCGGGGTCTAACTGTTGTTTAAATGGGTCAATATAAAATCTTGGCCAGATAATTCTATATTGCCATTGTTCTCTGGGATATCCCTGCAATGCCAACTCTAAATTAAAGATTTGTTTGAAACCCGTTGACAGGCTTTGACGGAAATCATTAATTAATCTAGCATAAGCTCTTTCTGGCCCCCCTGATATTTCTCTAGCACCAATCCCAGGAAATCCCAACATCCAAGGGGGAATCCTTGACCGTCTGACAAATCGAGCCATAAAAAATTCGGCTGCTTTTAATAGGGCGGTGATGTCAGGATTGGAATTACTTAATTTTTTAATGTCACCCCCGCCATACATATAAAGGTCGGTCAAAATCTTTTGATTTTTAGCCCCTTCATACATAATTTTATACTCATTAGCTTGTTCTTCATCATATTCGCACGGGAGAATATGAATATTAGGATTGATCCCCACAGCGTGAGAGGCTTCGGCAATATCATCAAGGATCTGCTCAATCCGACACCAATCTTTTAAGCATTCAAGAAACAACGCTCTACCATACAAATTGTCGCGTCGGTATCTCCAATGAACTATTGAGATAGGATGAAATTGAATCGGATCGGGATCTCTTAATAAAGCTCGTTGCTCAAATCCCAGTAACTCTCCTTGTTTGGTTTCCAATCTGAACATTTCCCAAGTCGGGAGGTACAAAATCCTTTCAATTCGCATCGCCTTAGAATTGATTCCTAGGGACGCAAAACTATCGCCATAAGCTAACAACCTTTCCCCTACAATCTTGGGTTCTGAGGGCATTAAAACTTCTCTAATCACCCGTCTCAATATTTCTTGAATTTTTGGATCAACCTTAGTTTTATTGTCATTCAAAGTATCAGAAATATCAAAGCCCTGGTCGTCTCCATCGTGGGAAGTCCAGGCGTCGCCATTGATAGCATCATAGGCAGTTGCAGCCTCTGAGCAACAATAACGAAGCTCGATTAACTGAGATGCTAAATTAGGAGCCCTAACGGGAATCTCAGGAATCTCAAGGTCATAATCACGCCCTTCTTGAGTGGTGTCGTTGTAAGTCCAGTTACGCCACCCTGAGCGCGGTCGTTGTTGCCCTTCTATCTCGGTACGATTCCAAACAGTTAGGAATCGCCATATCTTCTCAAAGATCCGATTTCTCCCTGGTGTGGGATTTGGTGATCTCATTGTTTATAAGGATAAAATTATCTTAATCCTATCATGGTTTTATGGTAGATGTTTCATATATGCCCACTGGAAATTTATTAGGCAGAATGCTATCAACCCGATTCCCTGTTTAATTTGTGCTATAATATGATAACAACTCAATCAAAAGTTAAGCCTTTTAATTGAGTCTAAACACAAGTTACTGAAACGGAGTAAATCATGTCTAATCTTAATGTTACTACACAGAATAATACTTTAGTCGTTGATTCCCGATTGATCGCTGAGGATTTAGGGATTAAACATCGGGCTTTAGTCCAAACTATCAAAAAGCATCAAAGCGTTATAGAGCAACACTTTGGGGTTGTTACATTTCCAGTGTCGAAACCCTCAGAAGGCAGTCAGGGTGGTCGCCCACAAAAATATGCCCTTTTGACCGTATCACAGCTTAGATGTCTTCTTTCAAAGACAAGATACGGATTGTCGTTAAACTTTATTGAAAACCTCAAAGAAAACGGAATTGATCTTGGTGACTTTTTGGTTACACGAATAACAAGAGGGTTAAGAAAAGAATCGGACTATAGTGACTTACTGGCAAAACAGTTAGATGGAAAGCGAGAGGTTAAAACATTAGCAGGAAATATCGATATCCTGACCAACTCAGAAGTGATCGAAGTTAAAAATATAAAAGCATGGAAACACGCTCTAGGACAGGTTATTGTTTATGGAAATTATTATCCTAGTCACAAAAAGAGAATACACCTTTATGGAGAGACTCAGGAATCATTCTTAGATATGATCAGATCCCATTGTAAAAAACTTAATATAATCGTGACGTGGGAACCTTAAAGATAATTCTTGATTAAATAGCCCCTGTAATTAGGGGTTATTTAACAGATATAATATTAAATAATGCTAATTAATTAAGATGCTAAATCAAATTATTCATGGGGATTGTTTTGAAGTTTTAAAGAATATTCCTGATAATTATTTTGATAGCTTAATAAGCGATCCACCCGCAGGAATTAGCTTTATGTCAAAGGAATTTGACCATAACAAAGGCGGTATGCTTAACTGGATTAATTGGCTATCTGAGATAATGGCAGAATGCTTACGGGTGATGAAACCCGGAGCTTGTGGCTTGGTTTGGAGTCTCCCTAGAACATCTCACTGGACGGGTATGGCTTTAGAATTGGCAGGGTTTAGAATTATTGATATTTGCCATGTTGCACAGGGCCAAGGATTTCCAAAAAGTCAGGATATTTCAAAGCAACTTGATCAACTATTTGGAGAGGAAAGGGAAGTTGTGGGGTTTAAAACTAGACCCGATGGAACACAAAGACCTAACTCTGTAAACTGGAAAGAAAACGAATATTTTGTAGGGCTTCCAAAGATAAATCTGGAAACCGCCCCCGCATCACCCGAAGCCAAGCAATGGGACGGATGGAAAACGCCGGCACTAAAACCAGCCGTTGAGGGTTGGTGGTTAGTTCAAAAGCCTATATCAGAAACAAGTATTGCTAGAAATATTTTAAAACATGGGGTTGGTGGTTTGAATGTTGAGGCATCACGAGTGGGGACGGAAAGCACGATCAGAACAATGGGATGTAATCCAACCAATCGATCTAGTTATGGGACTTTTGCTCATGATAAAACAGAAAAGATGATAGGAGGATCGACATCCGGTAGATTCCCATCAAATCTAATCCTTTCCTGCGGTGCTAATTGCAAAGGCGAGAATCATAGCCCTGATTGTCCGGTGACGGTTGTTGGGGAACAGAGTGGGATTTGTACGAGTGGAGAGAAACCGTCAATCGACAAGGTAACAAGAGGCACTTGTTACGGGAAACGCCAAAAAGGAAATATAAACCATTTTTCAAAAAGCATAGGCACGGCGGCAAGATTCTTCAAACAAATCCCCTTTGACCCAGAAACCATCCCTAGCGTCTATTACCAAGCCAAGGCATCCCCTAGTGATAGGTCAAACAGTGGAGAGATTAAAAACACTCACCCAACGGTCAAGAGTCGTCACCTGATGAAATATTTAATAACTTTAATCACCCCTGAGAATGGAATAGTCTTAGATCCGTTTTGTGGCAGTGGTACGACTGCGGTAGCCTGCAAAGAATTGGGACGTAATTATATCTGCATTGAAAAGGAAAAGGAGTATTTTGATATTGCTTGTGACAGGATTAATCAACCCAGGGAATACTCAGAATTAGAGATAGAAATTAAAGAATTAAATAAACCCGAATTTAAACAATTGAGTTTATTAGACTTAATTTGAATTGCCCCAAAACTATTAAACATCCTTACCCTAGTTAAACCAAACATCAAAAAGGGTAGAGGTTAAATCTCTACCCTTTTTAATTAGTGGCGACCACTTTTAACCTCTAGTAAATATCGTCATCATCGCTTAAATAAGGTGAACCCGGATAATCCCATGTGTCATCCCCGACGCACTCTCCGTCTTCATCAAATTCAAGATCGTCGCCGTCATCATCGTCATCACACTGAGAATGACAATCATCTTCTTGATCATTGTCGATTTCAATTAATGAAACAATATTTTTAACATAGCCCCGTTCTTTCATCATCTCAAGGGCTTGCTTAAAGTTATCCCCTGCGTAGTTGGCAGTTTTTGTTAAATGATTTACGAAATAGTATCCTTTTTGAGATTCAAACTTATCAAGCAATAATGAATATTTAAAGTCCATCATCTTGCCAAACTGGTGAGCCAAGGGACTGAATGAACTATGTACTGTATTTGTCTCAGGATTGTAGTAAAACAACTCAATAGCATTAAGTAAATCAGCTACATAAGTCATCTCATGTGTGGATGGTTCCTTTGTTATTCTTAATGTTTTTCCGTAATCTGGATCTGATTTTTTTCGACATTTTGACTCACCCATAATTACCTCTAAATTTTGCTGTATATATTTAAAATTCCCCCGCGATATTTTGCAGGGGATGATTTAGGAATTAATCAAAATCAGCTAAGGGAAACTCCTCAAAGCCTGACATTGTAAGTGTTTTTCTTGATTTCTTTTCCGTAAAATTAAGGATAGCATACTCAGTTTTTTGATAGATTTCGAGTTCCCCTCCATCCTTTATTGATACCTTTTTTTCTCCGGTTTTTAAGTTGCATAAAAAGGTGCGTAAAGTGATTGCTGCGGTATCTATGTCTCCTCTTATTTGAAAACCCGATTGCAACACCTGAACAAATTCAGCAAGCCGTTGGCGGTTTACGTTGTAATAAGCTCGGAAAATAGCAGATTTTACAGCAACTAAATTGCCTATTGGTTTTCGTTCTTCACGGGTTCCTCTTGTGATTAAGGTAAAATCCAAACCTTCTTGATACTTGACAGCTAAACCTATCATTGTTTGAAAAGACCTTGCTGCTGCTTTTGAGACAAAAAGATTCTTTGAATTTCGCTCGTTTTCAGCTTTTATTGTTCTAGTTTTTAGTCTTGAGCCAATCAAAGCACTGTTTAAAATACCGTTTCTTTCTGTCATCTGAGGGTGATCAATCCCCTGAATTTTTGCGACTTGAGCCATAGTCCGTTTTTGCCCAACGTCAAACACAGAGGCGGACTCCTTGGCAACACCTCTTACGACTAAGAAGTTAACAGCATTGCCGTATTTTATTACTGCTTCTAATCTGTGTTGACCATCTATTAAACATCCGTCACTAGCAAAGGTTATAGCCTGACCTACGAGCCACTGCCCTTTCTTCATTCGATCTGCGTATTCCAAAACTCTTAACGGGTTAATAGTTCTATTTACCCCCTGAGTTTCCAGGTACTTTTTAGCCATGTAAGGGGTAATATTTTCAAGGGTTGCAGCGATTTCCTGATCCCCCTGACAATCCCTAGATTGAGAATTATTGATTATTTGTGTCATAATACTTACATACAAGTTTTATCATCACAGAAAGCGTTAGCTCTCTGTGATTTCTGTTTTTACAATAACACAAGTTAGCCAAAATAAACAGGATTAAATTCAAGTTTAATCAATCAATCTGTTGACAGGTTTTAAACAAGACGACGTACAAAAGAAAAGCTATATACCATCAGTATAGTACCGCTTTTAGCTATCTAACTCGTGATAGTAAGGTTCTCAACTTTTGGTATCTAATCTAAGTTAATTATCTAATTAACCCCCACAAAACATAAATTAATCACTTATATTTTGTAATATTAAACGGTTAAAACCGTTGATTGACAAGGGGTTTGGCTATAATTCCACTATAAAATATCCTTACCACTAACCCCTACCCAAGTTGCCTTAATCCGGTTCAAAAGCTCAAAAGCACCGCTACTTGAATCGGTCAAGTCATTAACTAAAGGTTTACCGCTCCCATCAAAATTATGCAAAGCATTAATATATTGGTCATTCCATGTACCCCTGAGTAAAAACACCCTACCGTTCTGTGCGGCGGTTGCGTAGGGTAAAGCCCTTTGAATCTTATCCCCTTGGGGTCTGACAGGTTTGCATCTAAAACCCTTCAAAGATGTCTTAATCTGTTCCATAGCCATAATTCCTGCGCTCCCTGGTTCCTGTTCCCATCCCACCGTCACAGTTTTCCCGTCCCTTTCGGCGGTTTTTCTGATTAAATTAATAGCTTCGGCGGGTGTAGTTTGTTCCCAAATAGCATCCAAAACTATTAGGCTTTTATCCTTTAATATTGCCATTTTTACCCCTGCGGTATAATAGCTTAATTTAGTTTTGGTAGCTGCCAAATCCCAAAATCTAACCGTCCGTGTAATCTCATCTCTGTCGATATCATCAACAACTTCAAACCAATCTCTATTAAATACAACCCCCGCTTCTGGTTTAATTTTCCAGTTTCCTAGTAACAATCTTTGTTTGTCAATCTCATGTAGTGCGTAAAGATTAGCAATATAATCGGGGTCATTATCTAATAATATTTTGTTGTCATAAATAGATGCAGGAATAAATGTTAAAGACTTTGGGGGAATACTGGGATATTTTAATCTCAATTCATCTTTATCTAAAGACCAAATCAACTCATTATTAACCCGAACAAACCATCTTAAAATCCCACTCCGATCCTTAATTGGTAATCCGTCTTCTCCGAGCCACCAAGATAATAAATCAGCTACCCATGATTCAGAGTCGGGATTACAAGTTGCCCTGACTTGTGGCTTAATTGGGAGTGTAGTTCGACATCTTGATAGTAGATACCAGAACTGCTTTTCCGTGAAGGTACAAAGCTCATCGAAATACAATCGAGATATCTGTGACCCGTGCCACTGGGTTAAGGTTTTTTCGTGTTGAAGATGGGCAAATTGTATTTTCTCATTCTTAGGAAATACCCATCGCGCCTTAACTAAATTGGCTTCACCACCCAATAATGGATACCACCTCTGAGACTCATCAAATAATGCACCAGGGTTAAAGATTTCTGGGAATGTCCGACGGAAAAATACACAATTATAGTTAGGAATTTTCCCGACGTATCTAATCGCATCAATCAAGCAAGCCGCGCTTTTACCGCCACCCGCCGCTCCCCCATAAATAGCAATATCGGCTTTAGTCTCATAAAACGCAGTTTGGGGGCCGGGTTGTGTCTTGGGAAAAACTTCTTTAGTCTTAGTTGAAGCTGTTAACTTATTTTGCTGCTCCTCTCTAAATTTGATTTTATCATCGGCTTTTCTTTGTCCTAAAGTCATGGTGTTGTCAGCCCCACTTCTTGCATTTTGAAGCCTATTTTATAGCCATTCCCTAAGTTTTCCTCTTTGATTTCAGGGATAGGAATAATTACATTACATTTAGGGAAATATTCAATTCTTTGACCAAAGATTACCTCGTAGGGTTGAGTAGTAGCTGCTTTTGCCCTAGTCCTATTTAACTCAATTAGCGATCGCATAATATCATCACAGGTTATTTCGTATCCAGTCCGTGGCGGGGTTCTCCTTTTGGTGTCTGAATATTCGACAGCCGCCCAAAATAAACTTCTACCTTGTGGTGATAAATGACACTCAATTTCCCATTCAAGTCTAGGGGTGAAACACTGACCCCGAATCACGGCAGAACCGTTATAACTGTACTCAAGTTCGGCTCCGTGAACATAGCGCCGGGTGTAGCCACCTTTAGGAATCGTATCAATTACCAACGCCACGCCTGGATTAAAACCAGGGACGTATAAAATCATTTTTCCACGCTCCGATGGATAAGTGGGGAAAGTTATAATTTGCTCTAAATCACAGCCGCGAAGTGCCATTTAATTTCCTGTTTATTATTAATTAATCTGACCAAAACCCTTGAGAAAACAACCCGCCCGTCCCGATGCTAACACCCCCAAACTCCGCACCGTTTCCGGGTATCCTATCAGATCCTTTCACTTCACCCCCTAAAGTCCTAACCATATACCGCCCAGACTCAGGATCAAATCCCACAAAAGAAGCTGATTCCCAATAGGCTTTTGATGCCGTGTTGGATGTTGGACTTGTAGCTTTGCTGACAGGTTTCTGAGATAAGCTGCCAGACCCGAAAGCCCGTCGCCTTGCCGACCTATACTGTAGGGAGTATTTACTCATGTTTTACTAGAATATACTTATTTAATATTATGACAGGATTACTCAACAATCGCCCCTACAGTAAAGAGAAAACAGGGATAGAAGACCTCGAAAAACTTAGACAGGTGCGAGATTCTTTGATCTCTCAATCGGGGACTGATAGGCTTAAAGACCGCGCTCGAATTAGAAGACAATTTAACACCCCACCAGTTAGCAATCCCGTTGTTCCTAAAAGCAATCCCATTGTTCCTGAAAGCAATCCCACAACAAAAACATCGGACGCTCCCTATAGAGTTAATTATTATAATCCTGATACTGATAGTTGGAATGTCCAATCAACAGCTAATCCGTCTGATCGGTTTTCAGCTAAAGCTATCAAATCGGGAGGCGTAGCCGTGGGGTCTTTGGTTAGAGGCTACCCACCTATTGCCATAGAACAAAAGCCACAGGGTAGAAGATTCAAACCCGTTGAATTAACGGTTGTTGAAGATAAGAAAATTACCATCACGATCAATATTGGATATACAGGGAAATTGTGATTTAGCCTGCAACATTCCAATTAGTCATCAGGTCGGAGTTCCAACTAGAAGAAATATCCGAGTTCCAAACGGGTATAAATATTGGAGTAGAATCTAATACTACCCACCTACCAGGGCCGTTAGCTGCATAAATTACTGAGTTGTCAATTGCTGCGGTAGAGTTTTTTCGCCATGTAGCAATTTTCCAGTTGGTCGTATCTACCCCAACCGCAAAAACCAACCCATCTTCATCGGTATTGTCAAGCAAAAAACTAGACATTGCGGCAACATTTGGGAACCAAAAAAAACTTGCTTTATAGTTAGGCATTTTATTTACAAATAGATTTTTGTTCTATCGCTAGATTGCAATGTTAACCTCTCTATTGTATTAGACTTTAGTCGTCTTAACAAGGTTTTTAATTGATAGCTATAGGTAAAATCATCCTCTACCACTTTCACGATAGGAATAGAATTGCTTTCTAAATCTATAGGTAGCGTAATTGGTTTATTCTCAATCACAGTATTGTCAATAACAACGGTTGACGCTACTGTTGGGGGTATGTTTGGATTGGTAGTTGGGATTGTTAACGCTACCCCCGTTTTAGGGATTAATTGAACAGTCAAAGCCGATGGTGAAACAACAGGGGTCGGGGTTCCCTCAATACCCCCCGATGCCACATAGCTAAACGTCGCACCGGAAAACGTTGTAGTTGGGATAAATGTTAAATTAGAGATACTCGCTGCGGGTATTTCTTGACCGCTTGTTACTGCTACACCCTCAAGATATAAGACACCCTCTCCTGATGGTGGTAACGAGGTTATATTGTAGCTTAGGACTTTTTGGGGTGAACTTATGGGAGTAGAAACGGATGTTTCACCAAGCCACAATAACTCCATCAAAAGTGAGTTTTCTTTCTGGGAAAAGTCCATACTGATCCCATGTGCTAAATGACAATAAGCATCCTCACATTCCTTTACATCTACCCTGAAAGTGGGTTTAAAACTGCCAGAAATCCAGTCTTGGGTAAATGGTAAAATCAACTCATGTATATAACTTTGCCCTTGCCTTAGATAGTATATAACTTCTCCCACAGCATCAACAATTTCACCCGTGATCACTTCCCCTAAATCGGTAATTTCTCGACTAGGTAAAAACTCAGAACCTTTGGCATCTTCCCACTTTTTGCGGTAAACAACGGGCTTATCAATCCATTTTTCAGCGGCGTTTTTGTTAACTTCGTTGCCTCCGCTACCTTCGCTGGCTTTTCCCCTGGGTAGATATTCAGTGGCGGGTGCGTTTGCTAAACCTTCACGACTTGATTCTGTTGTGGTTCTTTTTCCCGTTAACGCCAATCTTTTTTCTGATGAAACTAGACTCTTAGGGATATCAATAGTTTTGACTCTGACATCTTCATTTGATGGCTGACCGGGTTCTAGTTCTCTTGGCTCCCCCTGTGTGCGTTTAAGTCTTGTAAAGACTACCTGAGAAAAAGTTGGGATACTTTGCTTCCAATCTTCTAGGTGTTGCAACCGCTTTTCTTCTTCTCTCTGTACCCCTGCACTATTGACTCTATTTAAAGCGTCAAATTCCACCAATGAATGTGTTTGATGATTATTCCCCCACTCACTCCATGTTTCTATAGATGACGATGTTATAGAGTATCCATCGTATATGTTGTTACTTAAACGGGGTGGGACAAAATCTACTAATATTTTGTATTTTGGCTCCTTGGTTTGTATTGTTGTTTTATAAAGTTTTTGTTTTTTGTAATAGTTTCTAGTTGTCTCTGTTTTGTCTCTTATTAAAGTCGTGTCAAACTTTGCTAAATCAGCATAGGTACTTATTGATCCTGCTGGTGAAAATATCTGCAATGCCCCAAAACCAGAGGGATCTATAACATAGTCAAGGTGATTCCCGTAGTAAGCTCCAAATACTTTTCCCCAAACATTGTACTCGGTGACTACTTTTTTTAATAAAGCCCCTGTACAAGCGTCATAAAATTGTTCTTCAACCTTTCTATAACTAGGATTTATCCAGTCGCTAGGGCTATGATCTGTGTCCGTTGATTCAGGGAAAAGAGATCCATACCTTTCCTCGGTTGTCGTTATTATTGTTTTCTTAAATCTCCCAACATATTCGCATATTTTTGTTCTAACAACGTCAACACTAACCAACGCATCACCATCACTATTTATTGTTGTCTCTGGCCCTGTTTCGGTGATAGTTTCACAGTGCATAGGAACTATGTTTCCGTCTTCATCTTCTATCGTTTCCTCTTGAATCGCATTCTCGTCCAGTTCCTTAACCCGTCCTAAAACAATCAATTCTGAGATGGGATTTAAGCCATTTTCAACTGGACTATAATCAATATCGCCAACTCCCGAAACGTAAAACTTTTCACGGGGCGGGTCAATATTAATCCTAGAAATGATCGCCCGACCCGCGTAATTTGACCAAATATAAGAGGGCGTTAAACTCTTAAAAGCTAAATCACCGCAAACTGACAATAAAGAACCTGACACCGTGTAAGGGAGTCTAATTGACCCCATCACGGTTCCCTGAATTGATATTTCCAACCGCCGCATAATCTCGGAAATAATGATAATGTTTTGCTCCGTTCCTTCCTTCTGCCACTGCTCCCACCAAAACTTATTTTTTTTCTTATCCTGTTGATCATTGAATTTTGTCTCGTCGTAATCTTCCTCACCAGGAAAACCACACGCCTCTATTTTTTCTTTTTCTTCCTCTGGGATTTCAGTCTCAATATCATTTTCTTCCTCAAAATCATTCCTGAAATCATCTATAGACTTATCTCGAAGCAACCCCAATATATCCCTCAATTCAAGCCTTAATCGCTCCGTATGGGGATTGTATAACGCTTTATAGATGTACATTTTAGGAATGCACTTGGGACGCTCGTAATTTCCTGAATCATTAACAACCCTCAAATCAACAACCCGCCCAAAACACCAAGTCACCCGATTTTTTCGATTGTCAATATTTGTAGGATTATTCGGAACCCACGCTATCTCTGCTGTTCCCTCCCAAGTCACCAAACCGCCCTGATCTAAACTGGTGTAATTACAAGACAGATTCATAAAACCAGGGTAAGCGTTGCCCTGATAATCCAAAAATCGAGAGCATCTTGCAGCAGCGGGTACGGGAGCCATAGTTTAATATAGAATAAATGAATAAAACCAAAATTAATAATGATTTGCACTTATCAAGATACTGCTATTCTACTCAGAAATTGGCTATTTGATTCAATTGAAATCGGTCAATACAATTTCGCGGGGGGATTGACAGCACCCGCATTGACAATTGTCGGGAATCGAGCCAAGCAATCCCCATCACCAGGGACGGAAGTTAAGGGTATAGAGGGGGTGATCTTTTATCCTGAACCGCAGGACAATCAGTACATGGGGTCTGTCTCGGTTATTGACCGATGGGAAGTTCAGATCCGACAATGGGACGTAAACAATACCATTTTAGAAGCAAAAGACATGGCGATCGCATCCTGCCCATTTCCCATTATTAGCAGTATTAGAGTTGCGGGGAATGGCACGACCGGACAGCCGGAAATTTATCGGTTAGTTTTGGAGGTGTCGAGATATGTTAATCAAATTCATTAAAAAGGCTTTATTCATTGCTTGCTTAGTTACTCTATCAAGCTGCAACACTTCTCCTATCAACGTCTCTGGTAGTATTTCTTTAAAAGAACCTGATACAACATGGAAGCCCTACATAGAAAGAGATCGGGCTTTTCTTTATGTTTGGTTTTGCCCTAAAGATGTCAAATTAAGGGAACGAACTGAAAACGCTGAGTATGTTTGGCTCGTGACATATAAAACTAAACTTATTGCCGAAAAAGAATGTTTTAGTGCTGAAACAAACATTAAAAACCTAACGTACTCCATTAAAAACCTACCCGCAGGGCGTTATGATGTTAGTGTTGTACTTTATAGCTATAATCCAGATCCTTACAGGTTAGAGACGATGATCTGGTTTGGTTATACTGGTAACAAGTCTAAAGAATTAAACTTTGACATTGTTGACGGTCAAAATTCATATTATTATTAGGAGTTATTTAAGATGACAGTTATTGGATCGGTTGAATTTGAAGCGTCGTTAAGTCTTGACAAGTTTAATCGCGATATTAATAATTTAATTGCCAAAAACAAAGGGTTAATAATTCCCGTCAATGCTGTCCTGAATTTTGACGCTAAAAATCAAATTACAAAAATAGGACTTCCCCCTTTAAAAGTCAAGGTTGACGACAAGGAATTAACCCGACTCAATCAGCACATTGAACTGAAGCGAAAGCATCACAAAGAAGTTCAGCAATATTTTAATAGCAATCCTTTGGCTGTTAAGGTTAATAAGCGTGGGATAGACGACTCTATTCAAGCAATTAAGATGCTGAAAGAAGAGATTAAAACAGTAAGAGAGTTATACAAATACATTGGGAATACAAATATTACAGGGGGAAGTGTTAAGGGATCTAATTATCGTTCCCCTTCCGGTAGTGGAACTAATTCTAGTTACCCGTCTTCAGTTTTGCTAACAGAAATAGGAGAGAGTACGCTAACAAAACTTGAGGTGATACTAGGAAAAGCTATTAGAAAAAATTCCCCTGGGGGATTTCTTAAAACAGCGATAGGATTTGGATTGGGTGGTTTATTGCTCCCGTTGACAAAAAATATAGGTGTAGGAATTTCTGACGCTTTAACCGAAGTATTTTCAGGGATAATTGGAGATTTTGAATTAGTAGGATCTTCTATAGGAAGAGGGATCGGAGAGAATTTTTTACTAATAATAGAAAAAAACCTTTATGAAATCATTAGAGATGCGGGAAAGGGTTTTTTTGGAGAGGAGCAAGTTAGGGAGAGGCAGTTCGCAGCAAGATCGTCAAGACAGGAAAAAAAAGATTCCATAAAAACAAGGGCATTTAATCAGTCACAAAGAGAAACGTCGCCTAATTCTCCTTGGCAAACAAAAATCAATAGTGAGGTTGCTATATTACAGGAGGCAGAAAAAGAAATCCAAAAATACGAGGAACAGATATCCGAGAAAGCGAAGTCCCTTTTCAATGCTTTTAAAGGGGATAAAATAGAAGAAGAGTTGAAAGAAATAGAGGAAAAATCCAAAGGCATTGAGGAGAAGCTATTAAAAAACCTGGAAGAAAGGGGAAATTTAAAACCGGACGATACTTCAGGGTTGTCTAAAAGTCTTGCTGAGAACAAATCCTTGTCTGACTCTCTTGATAAATTGGCGAGAAGGGCAAGCCTTTTGAAAAAAAGACACAAAGAAACAAGTGAGTCTGTAGAGAACGCCATAAGAGAGCAGGTAAGGCATTTAGAACAACTAAAAGCTAGATTTAAAGATCAGGCGTTATTGCTATTACAAGCTAGTGATACAATGCAAAACGCCTACGCAAACGTTGTAAAACTTCGGAATTCAGGAAATAAAACAGAGAAAGAAAAAACCGGAAACTCTCAAGTTTTTGAAACGAAAGCCCAAAGAAATTTATTTTCTCTGATTCAAATAATAGCTCAACAGACAGGGTTAAAAACCCCATTAAAATCGGAAACTCCAAAGATTATTCCGATGTCAGAAAATGACATGAGAAGCGGGGCATATTCCCCTGATGATAACTTTATTCGACTTAGTGAGGAAGTCATAAAAGCTTTTGATTCCATAGACCTAGAAGGACTTCTGAGTTTATCAGAAGAAAAATTGAATATTGTTGTCCATGAGCTTATCCATGCTTTTCAATATAATTTTGGGAAAGAAGGGGCTTCTTCTTCTAGTACAAAAGAATTGATGACGATTGAAGACGCAAAAGATAATCTTAGTGAAGAACAATTACGAAAAATAAATAGAGGAGTTTCAATTTCTGTTAGGAGTTATCAAAATAGTGAAATAAGAGAGAAGGGCAAATCTCCGTCTATTGAAGAATTAGAGAAAGTCAAAAGACAGGAGATGGACGCTTATATTCGTGCTGAGTTATTGACTCGAAAAGTTTTAGATCAGATGACAAAGAAAAGGCAGCAAATACAAATAGAAAATCAGACTGGCTTTCGAGGGGGGAGAATACCTGATTTTCAGAGCAATCCAGTAAAATCTGTAGCCGAACTAATAAACTTATCCAGTCAAGATTTTTTAACGAAAATTGAAGCTCTTTCAGATGAAGAATTGAGCCAGCTTTCAGACGAATTTATTGCTTTAATTGGTGTTGTGAAACAATTTCAGGAAAACTTTACATCATCATCGAATAGGTTGACTAAAATAAAAAATGTATTAGAAAACACAGATCTTGAATCGACAGATATAGAGCAGTTAGGAAAGTTGTCTAAATTTGCCCAAATTGCATCTAATGACTTAGCCTCAATCCCAAGTGATCTGACCGAATTATCAAATGCTTTGTCAGAACTTATTAAAACAATAGAAGACCCAAAGATCAAGGCAATTGTTAGTGCGTTTTTAAAAAGAATAGATAAATCTCAAGGTACTTTATCTACTGTTTTGAAAATACAGTCCGCCCCATTAGAAGAAGGTGGTGTAGTTCGCGCAAATCCAAGAGAGGCAAGTGACGCAGCGTTAAACCTCTTGTCTGATGCAATACAAATTACAGAATCACAAAACAAACAAGAGGAAGCGATTATAGATGCAAGGATAAAATATTTACAAGAAGTAATAAAAGTAGAAAAAGAACAGGGGCGTGTTGCTGTTGACTCACAAAAAAAATTAAATGCACTCATTTTAAAAAAACAGGAAATAGAATCAAAAAAACCGAAAAAACAGGGCGTTGATGACACTCCTATAAAGGGGTCTGTAGAACCTCCTGTAGTCAATCAAAGTGAACCTATTATAGAACCTATTGTAAAGCCTATTATAGAACCTGTGATAGAACCTGTGATAGAACCTATTATAGAACCTATTATAGAACCTGTGATAGAACCTATTATAGAGCTAGTAGATATTCCTTTCTCAGAAAAAGATAACGGGGAAGATTATGAATTAGATATAGAAGAGATACAAAGTATTGCTCACGATCTAAAGACTTTTTTTAAAAAAGACTCGTTAATAGAAACACTTAAAAATATCGGGGAATCACCCACTGGTAAAACTTCGGAAGAAATTTCTTTTCAGTTAGCAAAAACGGCGAAAAAAACCGCAATTCAGGAAGCTTATTATACATCTGGATCGAGCGGGTTAACTTCTGTTGGGAAAAAGAAAGAATCTGATCTAACAAAAGAACGGCTACTAGAAAAAAGTGGTTTTAAATTACTTAAGGAAATATATAAAAAAGCTCAAGAAGGGATTAGTCAAAAGCAAAAAGAAATAAATAATTTAATAAAAGGGTTAAAAGATATTTCAGGTGAAAAAGAATTGTCGAATGCTTTGACTGATATAAAAGTCAAATCCTATGATGTTTTGGATGCCATTTTTGATGCTGTAACTCAACTTGAAAACATAAAAGAAGAGTATAGCATTCCTCAATCAATAGGGCAAAATATTCAGGGGATGATATCAGCATTGAAGGCTTATGGAGAAAGAGCGGACTCTATTGCTGAAAACCTCACAAAAGAAGAAGCCAAGCTAGGGAAGGCAGAAAACATAGAGCTACCCGACTTAAAAATTCCAATGCCTCAACTACAGATTCCCGAAAAAATGCAAGTTCAGTCAGGACAACAGGCTTTGTTGGGGATTGGAGCATTGGGGGTTGGCGTGTTTGGAACCCAAGGGGGTGCAATGGCATCAACTGGTGGCTTGGCTGCTGGATCTGTTGCGGCCAGTCCTATAGTTGTTCCCGTTGTTTTAACTCTTGCCGCAGGGGCTGGGGCTATTGCAGTAAGTAAAGCTGTCCAACCCTTCCTAGAAAGAAATGCCCCTGAGATTGCAAAAGTTTTATATTTTGACATAGGGAAAGCTATTAAAGGTTTTGGGGTAAAGGTTAAAAACCTTTTAGGACAAAAAACACCCGCAGTGCTAACACCCACTACACCAGATCCTAGTACATCAAAAACACCCCCTTTTGATTTAGTAGACATAGAGAATGATATTAACAAAAAAGAGGCTGATTTTTTCAAGGACGCGATAGAAGAAGGTGAAGATTTTAAAGATCTTCTCATAAAAATTAGAAGCAACATAGAGAGTCTAATAGACGGAGGATCAATAGATCCATCTGTTTTAATTGCTTTAAATTCTATAGAGGAAAACATTGAAAAAATAAATGCCATAGGGTCTGATCCTTTTGAGTTTGAGGGGATATTAGGACTTGATGGAGCTACAGAGGGTTTGGATTCTATCTCAGAAGCGTTAGTGGAAATTGCTGCAAATCTCCCCCCTGATGCAGAAAAAGCACAAGAAGCTGTCGCAAGAATGTTGGAGTCAGTTGGAAAACTAGAAAACGTTGAATCTGGATTAGATCGTCAAGAAACCAGATCATCTTCTCCTTTGAAAAGATTTATAGACGAAATCAAAAGTCTTTCGGATATTAGTAATAAAAAAGATCAGCCATTCTTGTCTTTACTTGTCAAGTTTAGGAGGGCTTTTGTTAGTTTTAATACATTAGATTTTTTTAAAAACCAATTTCAAAATATTGCTTCAGGGACTTTTGAAGTTACAAAACGCTTTCAAGTATTAGAAAACACCATTAACTTTTTGTCAGGAGGAACAAAAGCAGGTGCAAAACAAATCGCATTCTTAAGAAGTGAAATTGAACGCACATCTTCAGCTATAGAGCCAGCCCTACAAAGTTATAAAAAATTAGCAGCCAGCACCCGAAACACTCCGATGGAAGGGAAGATAACAAATCAATTAATGTCTGGACTAATGCAAGCTGGGACGGTATTTGGATTAACGGGAGAAGAATTAGAAGGCTCTATCCTTGCAATTTCTCAAATAGCAGGGAAAGGTTGTCACGGGAAAGGTTCGCTAATTAGAATGGCTGATGGCTCTACTAAAAAAGTAGAAAACATTAAAGTGGGGGATTATTTGATGGGAGTCGATAAAACCCCTCGAAAAGTTTTAATGTTGGCACATGGCACAGAAGAATTATGGAATATCAAGCCCAAACATGGAGACTCATTTGTCGTTAACCGCAGTCACAAGATGAGACTCTTTGACGAGAACGGCGTTAAAAACACTGTTAATTTATTTGATTACATTGAGCTAAGTCCTAAAGAAAAAGCAAACTATAAATTAATTAACGAACATTGGAATATAGAAGAATTCACGATTGAAAGGTTAAACGTTGGGGAGTTTTTCGGGTTTTTTATTAGTGGAGACCATCTCTATTTAGATGCTCAGGGATACGAGCATCACAACACTGTGAGCATGGAGGAACTCAGAGGGCAGTTGGCCGAAAGAATTCCGGGTGCCTTCCAAATTGCAGCGAGATCCATGAACCTTACGGAGCAAGAACTATTTAAACTTATTGCGACTGGACAACTTGCTGCTACGGATTTTCTTCCTAAATTTGCCAATCAATTATCTTCAGAAACAGCAGGTGGTGTAGCAGGAGCTTCCAATACCGCCCAATCTTCCTTAACCCGATTAAAAACCGCTATCACAGAAATACAGGTTGCTGCTGGGAAAGAGTTTCAAGGAATCCTGATCACAGGGATGAATGTATTGAGCGGGGTCATAAAAGGAGTTACTCAACACGCAGGAACATTCTCACAAATTATTCAGACTGCTACTGCTGTGGCATTGGGCAGGTTTTTACCTTCTGTTGTTAGATTAGTAAAAGGGTTATGGGATATCCACGCAGTATCTTTTACCGTCACAAAAGCTGTAAGGGGTTTAAGATACGCTATCAACAACTTCATAGTCCCTTCTGTAGCTAAATTCGCTACAGTCACAGCAGTTGTCTGGTTAACAATCGAGGCTTTTAAAGTCTTGGCGAGTGTTTGGGATGCCTTTGCCTCTAAAACTCAAAGCCAAACATGGTCAGAAACACTGTCTAAAAATTTACAGAAAAACAAAGATGATGTAAAGGAATTGTGGAAAGAAATCGAGAAATCCAACAAAACAAATACTCCTAGAAATTCAAGCGAAAGACCGAAAACAGAAGTGGATATTGCATTAGAAGAAATTAAGAGTCAGAGAAAAAAGGAAGGGGTTTTAGCAAAAGTTAATCGACTAATAAATCCACTTGAGTCCAATCCTTATGTCGCTTGGTTAAATCCGTTTAAAGGTCAAACAGTAGAGCAGGATAAGAAATTAATCGACGCAATAAACCAAGCCAACAAAGATTCCCGCGAGGTAAAAACGTTACAACAGGACAGGGTTTCAGGTGCGCTTAAAGGATTAAAAGATCAGATTGATTCAGGTTCAACTCAAGAAAATGTTAAACGATTAAAAGACTATAACACACAGATAGAAAGCCTTCGACAAAAAGCCAGTCTAACAACCAACCCCGGAGATCAAAAACAAATCAAAGATCAGATAACACAAATTCGCGCTTTTAGAGATGTTTTTGGGGCGGATTTAGCTTCTGGAATGAATGAAGTTAACGCCCAAATTGAGAACCGCCAAAAACGAATCAAGGGAACTAGCTCTGATAAATTACGGGAAGAATTAAGATTGGATTTAGTTGAACTTCAGAAACTAAAAGATAAGCTTCAGGACATTGAACGCCAAACCGGAGCGCAAACAACTTTATCCGAGCTAATGAAGGTATTGGCTAATATTAGAGTTGAGATGGAAATGTTCAATCGTGTCGCCTCTGAATTGGCAGATAAGAATCTTCGAGCGATCGCTGAAACAGAATTTAAAGGTTTTACCAAGGATGTTTTTGCCGCGAGTTCTGCAAGTTTAAAACGATCTGAGAATGCTTTGGAATTAGTGAACAATAAAATAAACATCTCTAAAAATGCAGTTAAAGGATTAAAAGAATTATTACAAGATCCCATGTTTTCCCAGTACACGGCGAACTATGGCGGTGACAGTTTAGAGAGGTTAAAGATTGAGTTAGAGGGTGTTGATGAAGCTGATACACAGCGACGCAAGGCGTTAGAGGCTTTGATTTTATTGAGAGAACAAGAGTCAAGTTTAATTGGTTTACAGCGCGAACAAGCCGAGGCAACACTGGCATTAGAGAAGGAAAAATCTCAAACGTTATTGAGTCGATTTGATTACTACAAAGCCGAAGCTCAAAATAAAATCCAGATTGGAGAATCTAAGGATTTAACTAAAATTGCCAGAGATCAATTAAAAGGTTACATCGCGCCTGCACAAGTTGATTTGATGAAAGGTGAGATTTCCTTAAATGTTGCCAGACAGAATGAAGCGTTTGTCAAGAAACAATTAGAAACTATCCAATCCTATTATAAACAGGGTAAAATATCTGCTGAGGATTTTGCTAATAGACGCAGGGAATTAGAGTCAGAAGTTGCCAAGTCTGTTCAACAGGTAGCAGAACAAGAATTACAAGTCCGTCAACAGAAACAGCAAGTTATTTTAGACATGATGGATCGGGAAATTGCCAAACTCGATCATCAGTTAAAACTCAGGGAAATGTTAACTCAAATTAATCAGAAAAATAGCCAGATTCAAAGGGAAGTCGTATTAGATACTCGGACTAGATCCGGTGAAGATGCCCAGACTCAAACCACTCGCCAAACAGAGGATGAAACACTTGCTGTTCAATTCCAGACCAGTACAGCCTATGAGCAGGAATTACAGCGTCGTTTATCTATTCTGCAATCTCATTATGCTAAGCGTGAAATAACCCAACGGGAATATGAAGACCGCTCTCGGCAGATTGAACAGGATATAACCTCAACTACACTCCAATTAAAGGACTATGAGCTACAGCAACACCAACGAATCAACCAACGGACTATCGAAGACAGAGATAGAATGTACAGCCGGATGGTTGAAGATTTTGAACGGGCAACCAAGAAACAAGAAAACATTCTCCAATTAAGTGCTATTCGTCAAGAGCAAATTGTTAGACAAAAACAGTTAGGGCAAATTGATTTAATTGGAAGTCAAAGAGCCGAACAACAAGCAGCGATCGCGCTCACTCAAATGCAAGGAGATCAAGCTAAAAAGCAACTCAAGGAAACATTAACCCAGATTAAACAAGTTGCCAAACTCCGTCAACAGAACGCCCTAACCGAGCGAGAAGCAGAGGAAAGAACGGCGGATCTAACCATAAAAGCTGAACAGTTAAAACTTGATTTAATTAATAAACAAATTGAGAAGGTTAAGCAATTAAAAGACCTCAAAATTTTAGCTCTTGATGATGAATCATCTCGAATTGATCTCATTTTCCAGCAACAGGAAATGGGATATTCCTACGGGTTAGAAAAACGCAAGCAAATAGTTGAGAGTTTAGACCGAGAGAAAACTGTGATGGAGGCTCAGGTCAAATTACAGCAGTCGTTATTCAAAGGTGAAGAACAGAGAAGACAAGCCGCGCTTGATCGATCTCGTAGTGCCGAGGATTTATTGGGGCGGTTGCCAGACTTGCAGAAACGGGCTGCGGACAATTCCATTAATTTTGCTGAATACAAAGGAACTCGTTACCTGATGGATCTAATTCGGAAAATGGCGGGCGCGGGGTCTGGCAGCACATTCTTATCCGAGTCTGATATTCGTGATTTGCGGACTAAACAGTTCAACCAATCAGCTTTAGAGGAAAAGAAACTTTTAGAGATGAAAACTCGGCAATTGGAGCAACAGCAAAAGATTCAAAATGCTCAAATGCAATTGCAAAAAGTGATCAACAAACTCACAGCCGAGAATGCCATTATGGAGGCGAGTATTAGCTTGAACAAGGCACGACAAGCCGAATTACAGGCTAAAATTGCACTGGAAAAAGCTAATGTCAATGGCGACCCAAGGGAGATTCAAAACGCACAACAGGCTTACGAATTGACCAAACAGGGGACTCAGTTAAGTCAACAACAGTTAGGGATTGCTGTTGATAAGTTGACGGTATCCAATCAGATTGCAGGGATTGATCAACAGGCTTTGGCATCTGACCAGAATAATGAGCGATTCGCCCTGCAAGAAGCAAACCGGAAGGCGTTGCAGGACACGGCGCTAAGAGGAGGTGAGTTGGCATCTCAAGGGGCTATAAACGTCGATCAGATAATTCAGGTAGATATGTCTTCTATCAAATTTGATTTATCCCCAATCACTCCGATGGTAGACCTAACTTCTCAAATCAATACCAAACTGGACTCGCTCCTTACTGCAATCGAGGGACTGATCAACAAACCGACCGCCCCAAATGTGGAGAATTTAACCGTTGTATCCAGTGACCCAACAGGTGATAGTCGTCAAGTTTTGGCTGACTGGACACGGGCTAAAAATATGTATTAGCAGGCGATCGCAACACCTCAAAAAAATATTTTCAGAAAACACTTGACATCTGTTGGGGGGATTGTGTACTATATTAATTGTAAGGATAAAACACGAAGCAAAGGACAAAGACAATGACAACCGCAACCGCAACTAAAAAAGTTTTATATACCAGCCACAAACTAGACACTCACTTAGAAGACTTCTCAATCCGAGTAGGGATGCAGGCTGCTATGTTACACCACGCCGGGTTTTCTTGTGAGTACGTCAAAATCTACGTCAAATGGGAATTGATGGGATTGGGAATAAACCGTGAGGAAATCTTAGAATCTGAAGCGTTAGCAAGGGGCGGTTATTTAAAAGCATCTAGCCAATTAAAAGGTGTTAATCCTGAAATGATTGCCTACGGGATTGAAGATAACGGCAAACTAAAATTCTGCTGGCGCGAAGGGTTAGATAAGGTAAATGGAGCAAAATGGTTAGTCCGTCGATTGAATGGTGAAGTGTGCTCTGACTTTCTTGCTTAGAAATCAATAAACAAGCCACCGAATAAAACCCGGTGGCTGTAAAGATAAAACACAACCCCATCATAATATGAATTGTCCAGAATGTAACGCCAAGATGTGGCTAGACGGATTTAAGAGAGGTCGTCAAGCCTACAAATGCCCTGAATGCCACAAACAGCTAACAGATCCCGCACAACAGGGAAAAGCAGGGCGACCCAGTGGCACATCAAAAGGTCGGACTTGTGACCTCTGTGGTAAACCACACTACGCAGGGGGATTGTGCCAAATGCACTACAGGAGGGAGAAACGGAAGAAATAAAAAATATTTTCAGAAAACGCTTGACATATTCTGGATATCTGTACTATATTAATTGTAAGGATAAAACACAAGCACAAAGGACAAAGACAATGAACTACAGACTCACCGCAATCACTTTTCCCTCTTACGAGTTAGCCGCCGAATTTGCAGCCGACAATATTGATACCTTTATTGAAATCATGGTTGACGGGCTAAAACAGTCTTTTAATTTATTCACTGATGGAATTAACTGGACGGTCGTGTTTACGAAAAAGGTTAAACATCAAGTTAAAGAGTCTACCCGCAAAGAGTGTAACAAATTGATCAATGAATTAGGGTTTGACTGGGAGGCGGTTCGGATTAATGGACAGTACACAGTTGTACACGGTCGCAATGGCAAGCCCTTCAAAAAGGGAAAAGCAAAATCATGGAGAGGGTTAAAAACTGTTATTAAAAATCTAGCCCATAATTATTTTGCGGCAGAAAACAAAATTGAATGGCTCCGAGTTCAAGGGATTACAGCATAAATCAAAAAACAAGCCACCGGATCAAATCCGGTGACTGCGACAAATACACCATATTAAATAGGGACTAAAACAATGATCAAAGTTGAAGACATTAAAGAATATCAAATCAGTAATTCAAACTCACAATTACCAATCCTAAGAGTGAGAACAATTTACGGGAAAACAGAAATCTACACAGGAAATCAAGCTATTAAAAACCTAAGAATAATCAAAGAGGTTTTTGACAGAATCGAGCAGGAATTAAACCATTAACTACCAAAAAGGCACGGATTCAAACCCGTGCCTTTTAAGTATTCAATTCCAAATCCCAGTTAAGAATAATTCCTGTTCCTCAATCATTCTTAAATCTTCCCTATCTTCCTCAAGCCAATCAATTGTCGCAGCGTAGGCTTTGTAAAAGCGGTCGCGTTTTTCCTCTAGGGTAAGTTGAATTTGACCAAATGATAGTCTGAACCAATCCTCTAATCCAACGTCAACAATGGCGTTAAGAAGTGCCACCGCTTGAGGTTTTCCCTTGCTTGCTGCAAAGATTATTAATTTTCTGAAGTCAGAGATGCTAACTGTATTAGCAGATGTGCCACCGCCACCGATGGAATCTAACTCTACATATCTCTCTAACCCAGTGAAACCCGTATCCTGTAGGGCTTTTAGCTGTTTCGGTGACTTTTTCTCTACCTCGGTTAAATAGTTCTTTGCGTATCCAACGGCGATCGCAGCCCCAACTTTTCCAACCCTAAACTCTCCATCGGGTAATCTATACCCATCAACTTCGACACCTTCACAAAACTTGACGGATGTACGCTCTGCTCTGATAATATTAGTCATGTGGTCATTTCCTCTTGATGATTACTTCCCCTGGGTGTTAAGCGCACCGCGAGGGGTTTTTATTATATCATTTAATAAGTTTATTTAATTCCCATAATTCATCAAAATGGACAACTTTGCAAACGAGACGCAACAAGCCTTTATTTCAGAGGGTATTTGCCCTGTCTGCAAAGAAGGAGAATTAGAATTTATTGGTTTAGCAAAACCAAAAGCACTGACAGACTGGAAAAGTCAGGAGCCAACGTGGAAATGCTCTAAATGTTTATGGGAGGTTGTGACAGTAAATACAGAGGGATCTGAGTAGGATGACTCTACTTATTGATTTTCTCTATATCTAAGTAGCCCTGAACCTCAAGCCATGAGATTGTAGCAGCTATTAAATTTCTGACTAAAGACTCAATATTTAGACTTGTTATCTGAGGTATTTTTTTCCTTATTTCTCCATAGATAGCGTCAACCATCTCTTCTAGTCGCTTGTCTGTTAGTTCCATTGGAATTTCTTTAGTTATTTACAATAAATATCTTAACTCATTTTCAAACATCTCTACCGGATCTAACCTCCTGACCGCCCGTTCTGTCCAGTCCCGACCTGGTATCCAACGCCCGACCCGATAAGCTCTAAAGCCCGTCAAAATCCGTCCTGCATAGGGTTCTCCAGTTTCGGGACTGTGAGGGTTCCATTCGTAATTAGCAACAGTTTTACCGCCCTGTTTTGAAACGTTTAAAATCTGAGAATTATTAAAACGCCCAGTGTCAATAATATCCTGATTATCTAACCCTAGATCAGAAAATTCGTTAGGATCTTCTATCACAGCATGAAATTCATTATCAAGAGCCACGACAACCTCAGCGAAAGCATCGTCAACGGCTTTTAAAACTTTATTTAATGCAGATTTGTTGATTTTAATACTCATAAAACCTCAACTATCAATCCACCACCCCTCAATTTTAGTCCCTGTATATCCTTTTTCCCAGGGTTGCTGATTATGGATATTAGCTGAAAACTTCCCCTTTTTGCCGTCAATTTCTGCGTCAAACTCGCAAGGTAAAACAACGCTATCAGGAAACACCATTGGCTCCACAAGGTAGCCTTTCATATAGCTTTGAGATAATCCCATTCCCCCTGGTCTTTGTTGTTTCAAATCCCCTTTAGAACCTGTCTCCTTGAGGTAACAGATAAAAGGCTGTTTATGGCTAGAGGGAACTATATTGCCTAAGTTGTCTGTTGTTAAGCTATCACTGGCAACCTTTACATATAGAGTCGCCTTCAGTAGATACCTGTCCAGATGTGGCAAAAAGTAACTTTTTCTAACCATAAATAGCCCCTTCTCTGATTAGTTCACAAGCCAAGTTAACTTCATAGTTTTTGGCATCTTCAGGAATTTCAATTCGATAGGCTTGGCGGGTGTCGCAGTCATAGACAACATGAACCCCTGGCTTGATATGGGAATCAAATACCGCGATGTCGCATTGTACCCACTCAAGATTAATAATCTCAGGACAAAGCAATAGTATTCCCATCGCGATAAATGCCCTAGGAGGTTTAGCCTTGCCATCCGTAACTCCCTCTAATAATTCCATCGAGGGCATCTCAGGAATAGCCCATGATGGAATTTTTTGAGAGTCTAACAATGACTGGAATGTGTTGCAGCAAGCCGTTGAGAATTTCTTATCTTGGGATTTGAAGAAACAGAAATCCTCAGTGCTTTTGTAGGGGGGTTTCGTGACGTTAAATCTATAGAGAAGGGATGAGAGTTGAGCGATTGCAATTTCCTCAAAGTGTAATCGCTCCCTCTCGAATTTCTCCCCGTACTCTAAAGCGTTAAGGATCAACCAGACTGGCTGGTTGCCAAAGTTTTCTGACTTGAATCGGATTTCTGACGGCCAGAGCCTTTGGATTCTCCAATAGATTTCTCCCCAATCAGTTCTACTGGTTCTTCGGAAGCCTTTTTTATATCTTCCTCAGTGATTTCCTTGGCTTCTGTTGTCACAGCGTCGGGGTCTTTACCGCCGTTCCGTTGCCGTTCAATAAAAGCCCAAACATCCTCAATGTAGCCCCAACTCAACCGATTTTCGGTATCAGAATCAGACCATTTCTTAATCTCTTGAATCGCACCTAATAGAGAGGAACGTTCAGGGCTGTCATCTGACAACAAATCAAATTCATCCTTTAGGGATTGCCAACACCGATTAGCAATTGCAACGGTACAAACTGCCATTTTCTTAGCAGATGATTCCCGATCTAATTGTACTGACATCTCCCCAATATCAGAAGCGTATTTTAGCCGAATCTCCTGATAGTCAATCTCACTATTGTCATTTTCTTCTGATGATGAAGTAATAACTTCGTAGGCTTTTGTGAGCTTGATTTTTTCGGCTTCGGCAATAGTCCGAGCTAACTTTGCCACCAAGGTAAAACCAGGGGAAAATTTATCGGAAACCTCGTCAATTCTAGCTTGTTCACTAGCGAGTAAAGCGTTTTTACCCTTCTCACCTTTATGGACAAAAAACTTCACCCCCTGAATTTCTTCATAGCTTTCATTGCTACGTTTTGACTGAAGAAAAAACGGTAAACCCATAATAAATCCTTTGTAAACTCCCTTTATTAAACTGTTACAACTAATGGAGATCCATTAAAGGTTACGGTAACGATACCGCAATATTTAAAGTCAATATTCCCCATAATGATTCCTTTGGAAGATGACTCAATCGGATCAGAGGTAATATTAGCAATTCCTGAATAAATAAACCCAGAAGTATAGGCGGTGTCACCAGGGCAGGTCGGTGTCGGGTAAGCTACTTTTAAAAATACTTTTCCAGGTGCGCCGACTTGATATTGCAGCCTTGCTTTTTTGACGTTCATATAACCTGCATCAAGGTTCATAAACATCCCCGTTGTGGTGATGGTTTGACCTAATGAAGTTTTAGCATAGTCTCTCCATCCGTCGTTATCAAAGTTTTCCAGTTCGGTTTCGTCATCTTCAGAACTATTGTTGACCGTTGACCGCCCGCCCAATTTAGTCGGCCATACCGCAGTTGACGCGGCTGTGATGTTTTTGGGTAATGCTTTGACCGTGATCGATGTAGCACCCGCCGTGATATTTCCATTAACCTCTACCAAGGTTTCTTCACCTGTAACTGAGTCTTTAAACAGCAGGAAAGGGGAAGTTACTTCGGGACGGGTTAGAAATGTTGCAGCCGTGATGGGGATTGAGGTATCCCCCGCCTCCGCTCCCCCTGTTGCTACAGTGAAAGTGCCAGATTGAGGTGCAATCAAAGAACAGGGTACGGGTGCAACCCAGATCCGTGTACCTTCACCTTGAGTTCCTGCTAAGTAAAACGGTTTATTTGTTGACATTTTGTTCTCCTATTATTGATTAAGGTGTGGGAGTTGGAACGGTTAATGTGTAGTCTTCGGTAATTTTGAATCTACCTTTAACCGTCCGAACGATTGGGGGTGTTCCGGTTGTTGTTGCCTGAACATCAAAAACAAATTGTTGCCCAGGTTCTAAACCTTCCGAGTCTTCGGGGTCTGCAATAATTACAGTTACCTTTTTCACGAAGTTATTAACATCAACAATTGTCACCCCTGCGGTGATGGTTTTTGATGCGATAACAACATTTTGAGGAACAAGTTTAAGAGTTCCTTTAACCACTAATCCGGTTAAACTTCCCCCGGTTATAGTTCCCTTTAAAATCACGGTATCTTGTCTAGGGAACTCAGGATTAACGTTGTCATTAACACCCTGACCAGTTCTTTCAAACTTGAAACTCATATCAAGCAAAGATTCAACCATCGCAATCAAACCTCAAATAACCACAAACAGGTTGATATTTTCGGGTTGATTGATTGCCAACTCTAAAGGAATATTTGCACTCATCCCCTGGAATATTTTGGGTTTCGTGAGGGAGAATGAACACAGTCCCAATGATTTGTTCCTCTCCATTGGCTAAAATTGTGGTGTCATCCTCAGAAATCCCACCGGGCATTAGTTCAACTTTTTTACTAATAACGGGTGTATTTCCTAGTGTTAAAATCTCAAATTCTGCAAAGAGATAACCTAGACGATATCCTGTCAAGATATAAGTCAGATTGAAACTAGCACCTTTCTTGATTGTTGAGGATTCAATAGGGACTAAATCATCAACAAATAACTCAACTTTTGGAGCCGGAACAGATGGAGAAAACACCCAAGGGACTACGGTGGTTTCCGTTTCTGGGTTAATCTCAGCAATTCCGTGGCGGTGTCTCTCATATTTGTTAATAGTTATTTTTAACAAACTAAAAGCCGTTGTTATCAAAGGGGAACGATCACGCCCTGTAGTTGCGGATGCTGTTTGGGTGACTGCATCCATTCGGATTAAGGCACCGCGCTCCCTTACCAAATCCAGAGCCGCGACTTCTGCGGTTTGACTAACCACCGGAATTGTTGCCGAACCTAAAATTAGTGGCATAATTCCCTCCTAAATTAAGGTATGGGTAATCTCACCCGCTAGGAATTTGAATTGATCATTGAGATCAATAGCCTTGGCAACATCCAAAGCACCCCCTGCGAGAAATTGACCGCCCGTTTGAGAATCATGCCAACCGAAATGGGTCTGAGTTCCTTGATTAGCTGTTGCCAGAGGAAACAAGATGTCCGAGCTTAGGAGTTTTTCACCCCCTGACCACGGCGAAAAGTTCACTGCGCTATTGGCTACAGCTTGACGCGTATAACCCCCTACCGTGGGTTCAGTTCCCCCTGCGGTTGCTGTTGGTGCTGTCAGGTAGTGGGCTGCGTAAATAGTCGGGAACACGGGGATCGGACTGATGTTATAGCAGTCATTCAAGATTAAATTCTTGAGATAATTGCTATACAGTCCAGAGATAAAGGTATGATTCAATCCCCCTGCGAGTACGATTAGGCGATCGCGTACCAGGATCGTCTCAACGTCTTCGGCGTGCCAAAAGACGTAACAGTTCCCCGCTACAGACGAATCGAACAAACCGAATCCGACAATTTGACCCCAATTAGCGGTGGCACGGGGGTAGGTAATATCAAGTAACTGGGTAATTGTTCCCGTTGTTGAGTCGCTAAAATAAGTGCCATTCAGTGCTACTCGGTTATATCCCCCGCCCGCAGGTTCAGACCCAGGGCCGTTAACCGATGGGGTAGTGATAAACGCTGCCAAATAGGGAGAATGTGAACTTTTAGAATTGCCTCCAAAAATGTGATCGAGATATTTCTGAGCAGCGAGATTGGTAAAAGATCCTGTAGCCATTATTATCTTCTCCTATTGAGAAGGGATTGAATTGAGAGATTGATTTGTAGCCGATTGTTTTGGCTAATTCTCGTCTGAGTTTTTCCAAGTGATAACCGATGTCACACCTGCGATGTTCTTTCCATTCAATGACATCTACTCGGGTTAATCCTGTAGCCGCTTCGTCTGATTTATCCTCAAAATCTTTGATTCTAAGAATTAGCTTTTGGGTTTGTTGAACCCAAGCCTCAGAGCGAGTTTCTAAGGTTTCTAGTAGAGTCATTACAGGCGTTTCTTCGGAAATGTCAACTTGTAAAATTCTCAAAACTTCCCATTTTTCCTCTAAAGTAAAGGGCATTTAATCCCCCTATTTGACCGGACAATCAGATGGTTTTGGGGTGACAGGACAAATATACTTTCCCGAATCATCCGTCAGTCTTTTTGACCCACAAACGGGACAGGAATAGCCAGCGTATTTTGGATAAATAGGCTTAATGCCCTGGACTTTTTCTTGTTTTTTAGTCTCCGGTTTTGGCTCCGCTTTGGGTTGAGTTGGTACCGGATCTAAAATTGTTTCCTTGATGGGTTCTTTCTCTGAACTTGCCATTTATTTATGCTCCTAAATAGCAACGTCAAGAGTCCGAACTTCAACAACTCTTAATTGTTGATCGTTAGACATTGGGGGATTAGAAGCCGGATCTACATCCAAAGCAGCCGCGCATTCATACGAGTTCCAGATGAATCGGTTAATCCGTCCAAAACCGTCTTCTTTGGCTCGTTTAATGGTAAACGGCATGGCGATTGAACGCCCGATGGTGTCACGCCCTGCGACAAAGGATGACCGAGTGGTTTTAGCACCCGCTCCGGTAGTCTCGGATTGCACACCCTCAGTACCTACAATTCCTGCACCAAAAGCGTTTGACACAAAGATGTGGAAGTTGGCAACGCTGAACTGATATCCGTCTGTTCTTCCCAAATCATTCATCGTGGTCTGTTTCAGAAGCGACGTTAAATCATTCATCGCCACACGGGAGGTGTACCGACTATTCTCTTGTAGGGAATTGGTCAGTGCCGCAGCCGAGAATGGGTTAGTCACTAGAATATAATGCCCATCATCAAGCGGGGGAATTTGGAGACTCCCATAGCAGTAAGCATAGAGGTTGGTCAAGAAAGTGAGATTAAGTAATCCACTGTCACCCACGTTCACGTTGCCTACGGTCGTTGTCACAACACCGTTATCGTTGTAGACAATCCGAGTAGTACCACCCCATAGCTCACGAATCAGTAAGTCTTCAAACTGATTGTAGTTATAGCCAAGGTTGCGCTCAATGAATGGCATCAAATCCATCAAGGAAGTCCGCATATAGAACTCAGCAACGGTGAGGGGTGGCATGGTAGCATCCTTGCCTAGACCATACTCCTCTAAAATCGCTTTGACGTGACCCGCCTCAATAGCTTGATTCGTGGCAGTGATATCTACTAAAGGATCTAACTTCCAAGCATTAGTAGAAGTTGCCGAAGCAGAATATCTAACTCGGGGGATTTGAATCGTGTCTCCGACGTTATATCCCAAGGAAATATTGCGATTTGCAAATTGCCAGAAGATAAAAGCAGGAGAGTGGTTGACGCGAGTCAGCGCGCTTAAAGTTTCCAGGAAAAACGGTGAAATAGTTGTAGGGCTGGTATTATCTGAATTTCGCCCTTGCAACAAACCGCCACGCTTCATTTGTTGATCCAATCCATCAATAATAGAATCTCTATTTTGACGAACAAATCTATCCAAATTTCCTGTATCTTTAAACTCTACAATCTCACCCGACAAGGGATTAACAGCAGTAGACAGAGGACAATCAGCTTTACTTTCCAGGATACGCTTAACTTCTCTATAGGCATCAAGCCCTGAGATTGAGCGAGTCCGACCTTCTACTTGCAGATAAGGTGAGGGTTTATAATCTGACTGAATTTGTTGAACGTTTTGATCTACAACGTTTAAATCAAAGCCTGTATCAGCAAAAATCCGAGTCCAATCTGCTGTTTTTTTGCGCTCCTCTTTAATACTTTCTTGATGTCTTTTTTCAGCTTCAATCAACTGATCTTTAACTTGTTCAGCTTCTTCTTTGGCTTTTTTAAGTTCATCAAGAGCTTGCTGAATAATCACAGAATCCTTGTCAGCTTGCGCTTTTTCTTTCTGCTGAATCAAGGATCTTAGTGCCACCATATCAAGTTCAACAGTTTTTCCGTCTTCCCCAACTTCAATCACAGGATCTTTTTGGGGTTGAATAACGGGAACATCTACTGGACTTTCAGCATTATCTTTTCCGACAATTAAACTCGGTTTTTCCATAGTTGGATTTTCAATTGGAAGGTCTTCTGGCTTGGGAGCTTGATCGGTCTTGCGTTTTTGCTTTGCAGCATTTAAACGTTTGATTGCATCTTGTTCCACTCCCGACTCACTATCAGAAAACGTATCCTTTAATATATTTAAGGCACGCTTCATTTTAAGATTGGTAGGTATGCAATTCTGAGTTTATCCCAAGCGTTTAAGCGAAGTGATACAATTTATTCAGAAGTGATATAGATTGAGGGGGTAGGTATGCAAACGAAGCCCAAAAGCCACAATATTCCTAGTGGCTCCGAGGATAATATAAACGAATTTAGCTTAGGAGAATTGATATTAATTGCCAGAAACCGAGCCAACTTATCCCAGGAAACGCTAGGGAAAAGGGCAGATATTGCCCGATTGAGTATTCATAGATATGAGCATGACCTGTCAGTCCCATCTTGTGATCGGCTTGAGAGGATAGCCAAGGTTGTCAATCATCCGATTAATTGGTTCTATCAATAAATTGATTGGTTCTATCAATGATCATAATTTTCTGGTAGCTCAACCTTAGCACCTGGTAGATTTGGGATTAGAACTAGACTAACTTCTCCCAAATCTTTAGAGCCTTTCCTGATATAAAATGGGGCTGTTATTTCGGTATCTGATTCTACTAGGGATGGGATAAGATGGGGACAAGCTGCGTCATAAAATGAGCAGTCGCACAACGGACACCATAGATCCTCTATTGTGAAATTTCCTAGTGAAACGTAACTAATTGTTCCCAACCAAAGGGATTCCAAGATAGGGGAATCAACGGGGATAATGGCTTTTAACTCTAATTTTGCATAGCCTTCATCCCCAACAATCCAACTGTTTAACTCGAAGTTTCCAGCTTTTGCCAGTTCATTGTACGGCGGTTCTTCTTCTTCATACTTAGCATCAAAAACCCGCCCCTGAACTTTATTGATATTTTCCCAGTCATGGTCTAAAGTAACGGTAATTCCCGGTGCTAACATTGCTAATTTCAAGAGGGAATCTTTAGACCATTTACCCCGCCCTCGATTCATCAAATTGTCGGCTGCGGTGATTTCCACTACCACAACTTGATGGGGTTCGGCATTGGAAAACTTTTTAATTTTTAGCATTTCCTCTGGCGTGGGGTGAGGGAACCCGATTCTTGTGTTTTGAGTAGTCGAAGTCGTGAACATAGTGATTTTCTAATATAATAAGATTAAATCAATTCTAGGTTAAATTATGGCTGTTCATGTTGATAAAAATAACCCCCAAGAAATTATCGTTTCTTCTCGCGGAGCCGACGGTCAGTTAGCCCCTGTTGGGGTTTTAACTTTCACCTTTGCGGGAACTCCCGAAGTTGCCACCATTGCCATTGTACCCACATCGGGCGAGGCTGTACTTGGTGGCACAACGGCGGCTGTCACCCTAACTTTTTCATAAGTATTGAAAAGTTAGCACAGTCAAAACTTCCAAACCGCTTGACAAAATCTCGCGGTTTTTCTTTGGCGAATTTCTTATAACACCCACAATTAGACCTGCATTCGCATTGTTCCGTTGGATTCGGGAGCGTTCCTATAGGTTGCCACCCCATGCCCTCAAAAGTTAGACACGGCTGGCACGACTCAGTTTTAGTCCTGACCCGACGTTCCCAAGAATAACCCGCTTTCTTGTGTCCTTCAGTTCGGGCTTTTTCGTGTTGACCTGATCCGGCGTTGCTATACATCTCTAATCGCCTAAAGAAATCAGCTTTGCTAACTCCGGTAGTTTGGATTTCCTTAGCAAATTCCCTCAAATATTTGTATTCCTTTTTGAGTCGATTGCCAATTAATCCATAGTCCCGTTGATTCATAGAACCTTTACCACCGCGACCAAGTAGGTATGATTGAATATGCAAGTTTTTGAGTGCGATCGCGGTCATTTCTTCCCAAGTTGAGAGGGATATTTTACCATTGACCAATAATTCCCCAATGGTCTTAATATCCCCCTGTGTCGCCTCAATGTTGCGCTCCATCATAAACTTAATGGCAGTGGCGGGTACAAACTGACCCCGACCCGCACCCTGTTTGTAATGGTAGCGTTGAGTTTTAGGATTGAATAAGTAATCCATTTTCCCGTGCCTTTTCAGTTTCAATCATTCTTGTAGATGCCAAATCTTTTTCATATTTCAACTTAACTTTTACTAAATTATCAAGCTGATCAGATGTCAATTTAACCTCCCCACCATAATCATCATTTATAATCCATAAATCCCCAAGTTTAGCAAGGGTTGGACAACATCTGTTTGAGCATAGTTCAATTCTTTCCATTATTTAGATCCTAAGTTAAATATTTCAATTGGGGTTTTGTAGTCGGGAATCTCCAAAGTTTTAGGAGTCTTAAAATTTCCCTCTAACTCCTCTATCTGGGATTCAATTATATTCTCAATCGACACCGAAACATAAGCATTAAATAAACCCGCAAGAATCCCTGTAACGGGACTAAATGGCATTCCCAGAACAAAATAAACTAGCACGGAACTCTCAAATGTCTGGCAGTATGGACAATTAAACAACTCCCTAAAAAGTTGGTGTTTCTGTTTAAGTGATTCCCTAATCCTATCAAGCAATTTGTACTTAAACAAAAACCATCTTAAACCAAGAGACAATAACAGGAAAACTAAAACACTTTCAAAATTAGGCATAATTAATCTTCTGAGATTTCTTGAGTTTGTTCTTTTTCAAGGTTTTCAAAGTATTCGATTAATACCTTGTTTTGATAGAGTTGATCATCTACCATTGCCAAAGTCTTCAAAACTTCCATCCCATTTCGGGAGTGAACTTGCGCTCCTGACTTGGTGGCTTTAGAACAAGCCTTTAGGGAGTCTTGCTCATTATTTGCAGCTTTATAGGCATTGTTGGAAAGGGTGAGGGAATATGCTCCGTTAGTCTCTAGGGCTTTCCTGAACGCTTGCCATGTTTTTTGTTTTTCCTCTAAATCCTGTTGATAAGCCATTCTGTCCTTTTCTATTGTTGCCTTAATTGTTTCTGCCCGTTCGGTTAGGAGTTCATGTCTGATTTGCTCCCAAATAGGTAGTTTTTTCCATCGCCTTAAATTTGTTTCTGAGATGTTAAGCCGCCTACCAATCTCTCGGTTATTCAGGTAAGGGTTCTCAATAACCTCCCTGACCGCTTCCCTGATCCTTTCAATGTTTGGTACTGAAGCAATAGTTTTATTTAGCGCATGGTGACGCAATAACAACACTTTAAAGTTAACATGGTTAAAAGTCTTATTGCAAACTAATTTATGAGTAAACCTAAAATTACTGAGACAGATATCAGCAAACTAACTCCCGATCCGAATAATGCCCGCAAAAGAACGCCGTTATCAGCTAAGGTGATTTCCAAATCCTTAGAACAGTTTGGGGCTTGCCGTTCCATTGTTATTGATGAAAATGACGTTATCCGTGCGGGGAATGGAACCTTTGAGGAGGCGGGTCAATTAGGGATTGAGAAGGTTTTGGTTGTAGAAGCCGATGGTAATACGATTGTTGCTGTTAAGCGGCCTGGGTTATCAGAGTCGGATTGGAAACAATATGCGATCGCTGATAATACCGCCTCGGATTTCAGTACATGGGATGTTGATATTTTAAATGATTTGGCTCAAGAGGTAGATTTTAGTGAGTTCTTCCCTGATTATAAATTAAATGAATTATTGGAATCGTTTGGCAAGGGTGAAGGGTTTGGCGATACTGAACCGAAAGAGGAAGATGAGGAAGAAATTGCCGAGCTTTTAGATAAGGTAGATGAGATTGAATCAAGGGTTAAGTTGGGTGAAATATGGCAGTTAGGACGGCATAAAATATGTTGTTCAGATTCTACTATTGAGGGGAATGTTCGGGCTTTGTTGGGGGATGAGAGGATAGAGTTATTGTTTACCAGTCCGCCGTACTCTGACATGAGAACCTATCAAGATGGGACGGATGTTAGTCTGGATAAGATATGTTCATTCATCCCTGCATGGTCGGAATATGTTGATTATTATGCAGTTAATCTCGGTCTTAAATTTCAGGATGGGGCTGTAGTTCCCTACTGGCAAGAATATATAGATACAGCCAACAATTGTGGTTTAAAACTTTTGGGTTGGAATGTTTGGGATAAACAGAAAGCTGGTAGCGTAGCACAAGCTACGAATATGTTTACACTTACTCATGAATGGATATTTGTATTTGGAGAAAAACGAAAAATATTAGAGAGAACAGTTCCGAATCAATTGGACAAATACGCAAAAAGACACGGTGAAAACTTTTTAACAGATGGTGCAGATAGAGCTATTCGCAAGCAGGACGGGAGTATGTCAGAAAAGACGGCATCACCCGTTTACACTCATCACCAGTTACACAGCGTTATTAGATGTTTTCCAGAGTTGGGAGATGTTAGAAAACTACATCCTGCTATTTACCCGATAGAACTCCCTACACAATATTTTGAAGCGATGACAGAATCAGATGATTTAATTGCAGATCCATTTCTCGGCTCCGGTACATCAATAATCGCAGCGCAAAAAATGGAAGGCGATCGCACAGTTTGCGGATTCGAGCTTTCACCCGCATACTGTGAAATTATCTTACAAAGATTCGAGAAATTTACAGGAATTGAACCTAAGTTAATCGGAAGATTGCCAGATTAATTAATATTGATTGTGATATAATATTAATAGTAAAACGCCCTTCGCGATGCTGAAACATCCAAGGGCTGTAAACCTACATAACAGGATCACAATGATTGATTTTAGCAAAGAACTAGCTTTAAGTTTACTCGGTTCCGGTAAAGAATACCCCGTTGATTTTGAAGACGCTTGGCAATGGTTAGGATATTCAAGTAAACAGGCTGCCAAAAAGAAGCTAACCCGCAACTTTGAACAAGGGGAAGACTATTTATCCGAATGGATGAAAACCCCTGATGGCGGTCGTCCTAGCGAATCCATCTATCTCACCGTCGATTGCTTTAAGGCGTTAGGCATGATGTCAGGGACGGAACAAGGGAAGGCAACTCGACAATATTTCCTCCGGTGCGAAAAGGAATTAAAATATTCTAAGTCCACTGGTGGGATGAACCTATTAGACAAACCCTCACCTCAGTTGATTAGTGATGCGATTATGGCAGTCTTCCGACCTACCAATGTTGACCCAACACTTGTCTCAGGGATTATTGCCAACAATATCGCTAAAACTTATCCGGCGTTGGCTCCTGCGATGGAAGAAGCCAAAAAACATCTAACAGTCGAAGTTGAGGGAAAACTTCTCACGCCCACGGAACTCGGATTAATTTTAGAACAGCGCACTGGACAAAAACACTCGGCACAACGGGTCAACAAACTATTAGCTGAGAATGGATTGCAAACCCCAAACCCTCACGGGAAAGATCCGGCTTGGTTGCCAACGTCAAAAGGATCTGAATTTTCTAAGTTGTTACTCGCTGCACAGAAGGGGATTAAGGACGCAACCCGTCAACACTTGCAATGGTTTGAATCCGTTGTTGATGTTTTGGCGGTGTAGGGTAGGGTGAAATAGCAAAAAGCCTAGGATTTAACCCCTAGGCTTTTTA